TTTCTATAGTGACTTCGAACTCAAACCCTCTAGGATCATATACTCTGCAATATGCCTGTCTATGATTCCAATGACTTGAATAATCGCCTACCTTCTTATTTAAAACAAATCCAGAAGTTGGTTCATTAGAAAATTCTTGTGGTAGAATTTTATCATCTCTCCAACTATTCCAAGAGGTCTCCTTTCTTAATTTATTCTTTTGATCATAATAAATAACATATGCTAATTGACCTGTATATGTATCAGTACGTGATTGATAACCTACTTTTATGGTTTTAGGTAAAAATATTGTATTATTCATTTAATTTTTCCTTTCTTGATTTATTTTAATACGTGTTTAGCATAACAATATGGACATAATTGTTCTACTTCATCATCCTCTTCATTCTCAAACTCTTCACAATGACATGCATTATCAACATATTGCCGATATTCATCTAATAAACATTGAAGTGCATATCTTAAATTACTTCTATCCACTTTTAACTCATTAATTGTTTCCATTAACTTTCACCTCCTTTAAGTACGATCAAAATGCAATTTTATTGTAGTTTATTCAATAAATTTTTATATTCTTTATTGATATAATTTGTAACTTCTTCTAGACTTTTAAAGTATTTACCACCATTACGCTCAACCATTAAGCCGACTTGATTTAAAGATTTCATTTCTCCAATAGAAAAGTTGATTTTTTCATTAGGATAATTTATCTTATCTATAAATAGATTAATATCAGGACTCCCAATATAACACATTGGATTTGATACTTTTGTAATTATAGGGACTTCAGAATCTAATACACAGAATATAGTTATTGTTGGACGCTTATTGCTATCATCTACAACTTCTGCAATACTATAAACCCCACTCATAGATGGAGTAATTACGTATAAACAATAATCACACGTTTCACGTTGTTTTCTCTCTTCTACCATGCACTCTTCTGTCCAATCCTCTACAACTGGATTGAAATAATCTATATTAAGCATTGGAATCAACTTATCTCTCCATATGCTACCATTACAAGTTCCACCTAGAAATACTTTCATTAATTATTTCCTCCTTTATTTAGCTTGAAATGTTCTTTTGATTTCATTTGATTTAATATTCTTCACTAAATAATTCGTCTAATGATTTTAAATTTGTAAACGGAGTTCCTCTACCTTGAGATAAATTTTTATGTATTTCTTCTTTTGTTAAATTCCCCATTTGCCAATTTCTCAATACTAATTCCAACTTAACTAAATCTCTATCACAGCAATCACTCCACAATATGTACAAATTAGATCCATATAATTCTAAAGTGTCAAAAGATAATATCATGATAAAACTATCTGCTCCACCATACCAGTCTTGCTTTTGCATAATGTCCATCAAACATGTTATTGCACCAGGATTTCCATCACTCATTTTAACCATTACATCCATTATAGAATCATTTAATCCAATTTTACTCATTATTTCTTCTCTCCCTTATTTATTTTATTATTACTTTCCCATAAACCCATAAGTTTAAAGGTCTACCATTCAATTATAAACTGTGCTTCTCCTATGATAGAAGTTAACGATATAAATTGAAATCCAGTATGCAAATATGTAAATCTATGTTGAATTTCATCTTCTATCTCTTTTCTGTGCTTAATCATATCCTCTCTAGATATGGTATAAACACATCTTCCTTTCAACTTATTATCAAGTATTTTTTGTTCGATATCATCTACAATTTCATCTGCTCTCTTCTTTGAAGGAGTATAGTTTTCAATAAAGTTGATTTCTTTTCTAAATTCTCTTCCGTTTAAAATCATATAATTCTCCTTCTAAACCCTTGAAAGTTAAAATTTATGGGGCAATTTTATACTGCAAATATATAGAAACAAGTCGAACAACTTTAATAAAATAAATAGTAAAATAACAATCATTGTAAAAGGTAGTGTAGATATTGCAAAAATTATATGTCCTACTACATAATGTGAAGGTCTAAATATCCACTTAGTTAAACATCCCCAAGAGCATAAAGAAATTAACATCCATACAATAATTATTATAGCAATATCGCTTTGATTCATTTGTTTATCCTTTCTAACTTAGTATAAAATAATCCTTTTAACCTAAATACTCATTTATCTTAAACCTAAATTCTACAACCAACTTTTTCATATCTTCATGGATTTGTTCTTCTGCTTTTAATGCTTCTTCTAAATTTGTATCTGATACTCCATAAACTTTCATTAAAGCTTTTTGTAATAATTTTGTATCTTCCTTAGTTGATCCATATCCATCAGCATACATGTCACTTTCAAGTAACGCTCCATAAAGTAAAATATCTGTTTTTGTCATTATTTTATCATCCTTTCTTATTCTACAATCAACCATCTTTTCTTATTAATATTATCTTCTACTTGACTTATTCCATAGTCAACATTATCCTCCCAACCACTTTCATCTTTCCAACTTACATTAATAGTTAAACAATCTGCGTTTTCTTCTGCTTCAAATATTGTTCCATCAACATCCTCCATGATTTCCTTATTCAATATAAATTTAAATGGAAACATTCTAATCATCCTTTCTTTTCTACGTATATAAAATTGGGAGTTTAAATATTTGGTAACAATTCACCAAATAAACTCACTCTTACACTTTGATAAGCATCTATATAACAACTCGCCTTTAAAATTTCTTCAAATTGTTCTGTCATATCAGTGCATACATCTGGTTCTTTTTCTATTATGTCTTCATATTTTTTCTTACGATTTCTCCAATGAGTAATTACATTGTCAAGATATTTTTTAATTTCATCTTCCTTCATCAACATGATTTATAAATCATCCTTTCTATAATCCATCGAAATCTCTTGAGTATTATTTATCTCTAGAAGATATTCATTTAAAAGTTCTTCAGTATGTTTATTGAACCATTTTATATACTTCTTTGAAATAATAGTATACTTATCTTCACAATCTAGGTCATAACCATCGTAAACGATATTGCATATATCGCAATAATATACAGGACGAACCTCTCCATATCTACCATCTTCAGTTTTAATGCTGTTGTCTGAAAATTGTAAGACATTGCCACATATACATTTCATTTTTACTCCTCCTTTCATCAATTAAAATTGGTAACTTATTTGACCGTTTTATTAAATTGATCAACTATGTCCAACATATTTTCTGGTAAATAATCATCAAGTTTAATAACCAATTTATCAGGCATACCATAAAATGCTTCTGCAATACTCCCTGCTATACATCCTTGAGTATCTGTATCTCCTCCAAGACTTACTGCCTTTCTTACTACATCTTCATAACTATTTCCTTCAAGAAAACAAATAATAGATTCTGGTACACTTCCTTGACATGTTTCATCGAAATCATAAGTGGGACGAATTTCTGCAATTGTTTTATTTAAATTATACTCAAAATATGTTTCAATCATTTCTTTAATAATCTTTTTTGGCGTTTGATATCTAGCAAGATATATACAACCTGCAACTGCCATTGCTCCTTTAATTCCTTCTGGATGATTATGACTAACACTTGCAGATTCTTCCGCTTTTGCAAAAACAGTCTCTAAATCATTATACAACCAACCTACAGGACTAACCCTCATAGCAGAACCATTTCCATAACTATTATATGGTTCATAACTTTTATTAGATAACCAACTAGCAAAATTGCATCCGTATCCTCTATCTGGATATAAACTTCCCCACATATGATAACTTTTAGCAAAATCAATATTATTAAGAATAGCATCTGCTGTTGCAATTGTCATAACTGTATCATCTGTAAAAGTACATCCTTTTGAAAGTAATTGAAAATCTTCTGATTTATTATAACGAAGTTTACTGAATTCAAATTTTGAACCAATAATATCTCCTAAAATTGCACCCTTCATTTGTAAATCCTACCTTTCTCTGTTTAAAATTATTACACTCTATTATTGGAAGAGATAATGCTCCATCTTCATTCTTATCACTAGGAGCAAATTCACACAAATACCAATCATAAAATATCCAATTATCACACTTTCTACATATAGAACCGATAAGCCCTTCGTCTATCCAGAAACTAATTTTAATTCATTCCTTTCAATTAAAATCGATAGCTTATGGGAACAGGAAATAGGTTTTACCCTATCTCCATATCTATCATTATTTTTACTTTAAATATTGCATGAGAAATTCCTCAGAAACCATTTTTACTCCGTCTTTCTCAGCTTTTAAAGCTTTACCCGACTTACTCATATCACCGCCGCAAATTAACATATCTAAACTCTTTTTATAGCCACTTTCTACAATTGCTCCAATTTCTTCAAGTTTGATTTTCAATTCTGCCTTCTTCATTGAAAAGACTCCAGATGGGTACACATGCATTCCTAGAAACGGATTTTCTTCCACATTCAACATTTCCTTCTTTTCTTCTTTAATAATATTCACATATTCCAATAATTCCAAAAACATATTCATATTCTCTTCATTTTGGAAATATTCATAAATTGAAGTTGCAGTAATATCTCCAAAATCATTAATATTTACAAAGTTCATATAGGATTTTGTTGCTTTTAAGAATAAATCAATGTCATTATTAAAATGTTTAGCAAGTCTCTTTGATGATCCAAATCCTACATTCTTTATACCAAGGGAAGCAATCAGTGAAGTCATACTTATCTGCTTTGATTTTTCTAAAGCAGTCATTAAGTTGTTGAAAGATTTAACCCCAAATCCACTAAGCTTCACTAATTCTTTCTTATGTTTTTCTAATTTGAAGATATCCATATAATTTTCAACAAACCCTTTATCAATGAACATTTCCAAAGTTGCTTCGCCAAGATCATCAATATTAAAACATTGTTTACTCACAAAATGCTTGAGTTTTTGTGTTAATTTAGCTTCACAATCATGATTAAGACAAAATAAATCATGAGTTTTTACAACTAATCTAACTTCTACATCACCACCACACGTAGGACATTTTGTAGGCAATTGTTCTGTATTACTTCTGGTAATATTATTCTCAATAGCAGGGATAATTTTGTTTCTCTTCGTTATTTCAATGATATCATCCTTTCCAAGTTTTAAATCCCAAAATCTATTTAAGTTATGTGTTGTTGCTCTCTCAACTTCTGAACCTTCAATGTTGACAGGTTGAAATATTCCTGTGCCTATGATTTTACCGAACCTACTTGTATTCCATTCTGTGTATAAATATTTCGTCTTAAACCATGAATCCTCGAATTTAAATGAAACAGAATGCTTTGGATGGTGAGCAACTTGGCCTAAAGATAATCCATATTCTATATCATTAAACGATAAAACTAGGCCGTCAATTGGGAAATCAAGGTTGGGAATATTTTCTATAATTTGATTCATTGTTTCTTCAAGATTGCTTTTTGTAACCATCCAATATTGAACGACATAGAAACCTTGTGATTTTAACCATTCTAATTGTTCTTGTTTTGTTTTGAATTTATTTCCTTTGATAATATTAAATGCACAAAATTCTATATTACGTTCTTTACATATTTTGCTGTTTAACAAACCAGTAGAACCATTTGCTAAATTCCTTGGATTTGCATATTTATCATCTTGATTTAATATTTTTGAGTTAATTTCATTGAATGAAGAATATTTCATGAAATTCTCACCAACAATTATGATATCATCATTATCATCAATATTTAGTGGAATATTTTTTATGCTATGTACATTATGAGAAATATCTTCACCAATATTTGTTTCAGAATCACCCCTAGTAACTAATTGTTTAAATTCCTTTTTATAATGTACAGCCCCAGTACCTCCATCCATCTTTAACATTAATACACCTTGTTTATCTCCCAACCATTTTACTAGTTTAGGGATTTCTTTGACTTTTCCTAAAGACAACAATGGAATTTCATGTTTAACTTTTGGTAAATCTGACACTACAGGATATCCAGCTCTGCGTGTAGGTGAATCACTCATAATTACTCCTGATTTCTGTTCTAAGGACTCTAATTCATCAAAGAGTAGATTGTATTCTCTATTCTCCATAATAGGTTTATTCAGGTTGTAATAGGCGTTACAGGCTATATTAAGTTGTGTTACTAACTCTTTAATTCGATCTACATTACTCATTTACTTCTCTCCTTCTTTCTAATAAAAATTTAGACCTCATTTGCTCCTATACATATAATACCACACAAACGAGGTCATTGTCAAATAATTTTATTTATTGATTTATATACTAATCCTTAACTATCTTCTTGCTCAAACACTTCCTACCATCCCTAAATCCTATCACAAATCCTAACTTCTTTAATCCATGTTCATATACATCTCTCCTTCTATTATCTGTCCAGTACACACTAATAAAATCTCCATCTTTACAATAAACTGATTTCTCAAACTCAACTATTTGATTCTTACCCCATAGTAAACCTTCTAATCCACATTTACCAGTTTCATGATCGGTTAATATATCTTTTTCTCCTAGTATTAGTTGTCTGAGATGTTTCTTTTTATTAGCAATTGCTAATAGTATTACATAATCATTAGATTTGCTTTGCTCATGTTTCCAAAAATATATTCCTATGGTTTGATTGTTTTTAAGTTTGTGTGTTTTGTAAAGACCATAAATATGTTTGTCTCCATCGAATTTTATTCTTTCAAAGTCATTCATATAATCTCCTTTTATCCATTACTAAATATATAATTAAATTGTTCATTTAGCTTATTTTGATACCATTGCTTATATTCTTCACCAAATATAGAATACAAATATAGCATCCAATCTTTATTGAAAATGGCATCATGTGATATTTTGTCATCATATAAATGGTCTATATGACTCCAATAATCTGAATATTTATTATCATATGAAAGTCGATAATAATCTTCTCCTCTGTCTAATCGAGTTATATATTCTCCTTTAGATAATTTAGTGTTAAAATAATCCTTAATTTGTTGCTCTGACATTCTATTTACAAACTTTAACATAATTTTCTCCTTTCTTATCAATTAAAATAAAATCACAATTTGTTAGGAATTTTTTAATTCCACCACAAACTAGATAAATTCCCCATGCTCGTATCAAAACAACCTGCAAGATATTTATTATCAATATACGGATTATCAAAAGACAATTTCTCTTTTAAACACTTTTCCTCATTCTCAATCTTATCAATAAAATCATCCCAATTATTAGAAATGAAATTGATAAAATTCTCATCGTTTCCACGATCTCTAAAGCGTCTAATCCATTCTTCTTTCATATTTTTATCTGGATAAACCATAAAGAAGTTTATTGTATTTTCATTCAATACCTTCCTCACAATATCGTGACTAGATACAAAGATAACATCTACTTTTCCAATATTGTCTTTAATATGTTTAATATAATTATCAGGGAATTCAGGGTTTCTCTCCTTGGTATTTTCTCCATTTTCATCTTTAATCCAACTGAATTGACTAGAATCACTGTCTAACATAGTAAATGGTTTATCATTATAATTATTGAACATATAGGACTTCCCACAAGCAGGAAATGCACTTATTACAATTGTTGGCTTATATTTCATATAATTTAACACTCCTTTAATTTTATCCTTTAAATCTTCTCATTTAAGTTATTTTAACCAACAATATAACACATACCAACCGGGAGGAGTTAAAAACAATATAACTCCAAGTATTAATACTATTTGGATAATATCGTTCCATATTTTATAAAGAAATTCCCAACAGTTCATTTATTAATACCTCCTTCATAATCTCCACAAACTATAATTCTCTCTCCAATTTCTTTACCTGTTACCAGAACGCCAACAATAACCACGGACCTAGTTTTTAAGTGTAAAATCTCATGTCCATTTTCTTGAAGAGATAATACCAAATCACTGAACATTTTAGGTTCAACTTGAAATGTTTCATATCCACCATCTTTAATAATGGCTGTGAATCTTATTGTTTTCATCTGTTTCTCCTTATGTATATTAATAATATTATTTTATTTTTGTACTTTTGAACCATCAGCAAGTATTTTCTGTAAATTTTCCAATGCATCAAGCACTTTTAAGTTATGACAACCTAACTCATGTTGCCAATGTGCCGTTGATGGTTTTAAAGGATGAGTATATTCATATTGTTGCAAAGCAACTTTTCTCATTTCTACAAAATCATTTTCTTGTAATTTTAAAATAACTCTACATACCTTTTCAATTTCTTTTATTCCATTACGTTCTTTTGTCATTTTTACACTCCTTTCATAATACGATCAATTCCTGATTTTGATGGTTTTTTATTTTATTTATTTTTTAGGAATATAAGACGGATAATAATATTCAGCGTCATGTTTATTTTGTGGTGTTTCAATTATTGGATCGAAATAATGTTTTCTACAAACAGATTTATAATCTTCATTACCTCCAATTTGAACTTGCTCACCCTCGTATATAGGTTCGCTATTCATAAATCGTAAAATCATCGTTGCTTTTTTATTGCAATATGTACATATTGTTTTAATTTCTTCTAACTTATCTGACCAATTGATATCATCCCAACCGTCCTCTCCTCCTATTTCTAAAATATTTTCAAACAATTTACATCTTCTAATTAGATCATCTCTAACTTCCTGAATTTTCTCAAGTAATTTACATTCAGTATTTATATTTAATTTATATGTTAAATTTAAAGTAGTTATTTCTGAACATATTGGATATAAATAATCCGTACAATAACCACTACACTTTTTACCTATACATTTCATCAATTTACCTCCTCCTTCAATCCATAATCTTAAACAAATACCTAATCCCATCTCTAATTGTCATTCCATTTTCTAAAGAATATTGAATAATCATATCCTCATTATTTCTCATGAAATCAAATACTTCTTCTTCATCTTCATACCAATATTCAGCATCTTGCCAAGAGTAAGGATTTATTTTAATCATTTTGATTCATCTTTATTCTTAGCATGATACATAATAACCTTATCCAAAGCACACTTATAGTGATTTAATTCTTTTTCCATTTCTGCGATCTTATCTGGCAAAGAGCATTTTAATTCATTGTTTTCTACTGCAAAAACAAAAGCATCGAGTACATCGCAAAATCCGCAATTATTTGAAAAATATGATAAACCGCAGCTCTCTTTTATACATTTCATTGTTTTTATCATCTCCTTTCTTTGTATAATAATTCCTGACTTGGATATATTAATATCGTCAACTAAATTCGCTCGTCCTACATCAAACCTTGCTTTAGGGCAGGGTCTTTTTAATTAAAGAAATAGAAAGGAGATAGTAATATTATGGATATTAGAAGAATTTTGATTATAATTTTAGGTTTGTTAATTATTGCTACTCCATTCATAGGCATGTTGATTTATTATTTGAGTAGATGATTTTAATTAATTCTGTATTTGGTTGTATTTTATTTAAATTGTTTCATCTTATTTATTTTTTCTTGTGCTTCTGCTTCAATAATAAAAAGTTCACTAACGTCAAATTCTTTCATTGAATCATTCTCGTCAATTACCTTAATGCGTAATGTAAAACTATTTTTTATATTATATGAAAAACAATGATTGCCTTCTATATTAAACCCTGTAATGGTACATGGTTTAATATAATACGAAGTTTGTTTTCCTACCGGATGACTACTTTTGCATTCTTTACAATATTCATATTTTTCTCCATAGTTGCTTTCAATATAATACAATTGATTGCCAATTTCAAAATTTATAATCTCATCGCCAACCATATAATCAATACTAAATTCTTTCATTATTTAATTTCTCCTTCTCTTCATATCTTTTGATTCTTGCTAGAATATCTTCAGGGAAATATCCTTCTGTCCTAAAATAATTTCCTAGCATATCTTTAGCACATATACCATCATAATTTTTACAAACAACTATATATTCACATTCATCATGAATATATTCACAATAATTATTTTTCCATAATATTTATTACTCCTTTTCTTACTTTACAAGTAATTTGTATTTTATTGAAAAATTCATTTTCATTAATCTTATTCCTTCTTTCTCTTAAATTACATTAAACACAATTTGCTCATATCCTAATCCTAAGACCAATCCTTCTACCACATCTTGCAAATTAATCATAGCATCATCAAATAATTCCTTATCTTTACCAATTGCATTAACAACATTTTGTTGTGCTTGTGCTGATAATATTTGAGTATCGCTTGGACTAAATTGATCGAATAGAAACATTGTATCTTCATTTGCAATTCTTGAGTTTTGAGTATTTTGCTCTATGTATAATAATTGGATTCGATTCTTTGGGATGTTTATGTATACTTTTCCATCTTCTATTTTTAATACTTTTATGTATTCAAGACTGTTGATCCCAATTCCAAAGTTATACTCAAAGTCTAGTGTTATTTCTCTTAATGTGAATTTATCAAAGAATTTATCTTTATTAGTTATTTTACAAACATAATTATATTTCCCTTTTAATGAAGTTACTTCACCTGCTTTTCTTAACTCATTTTGGATTAGAGTTGGGTCTTGCATCTTCTTTAATTCTGCTGTTCTATCAATATCTTTTTGATAATCTCCTAGTTGTACTTGTTCAACTGGTATAGGTTTTGGTATAGATAAATTGTGATATTTACTGTAAATATTTGTAGCAAATAATGCTCCTAATATTGTTAAAGCAATAATTGGCTTTTTCATCCAACTCACTTCCTAAATTTTATTTTATAATTTTCTCAATCATTGTTAGGCATAGGCCCACGATGTAACTTAACCCAATCAGGTTTATATCTCTCAAGCAATTTAAACATATTGTCTCTTCCTACTCCATTTGCTGTATGAAGATAAATTACTTTAGGATAAATACTAGGGTCATAATTTCCTAATTCAATAAGATATTTTACAAAATCATATCCAGTTGGCTCATTTTCGCCTAAATCGTGATCCAAACTAAGAATTTTCACCTCTTGATCTAATTCTTTTAATTCATCAAGTTTATAAATTAATTGACTTACTGTTTTTACTAATATAAACCCATCTGGGCAATCACGTAAATCGTCCAAAAACAAATTAATCATCTATTTTCTTCCCTTCCTATAATTTCCAATCAGAAATTTTATCTCTAACCATATCTTTTAATCTTTCATGAACCATATAATTAACCTCTCCATCGTCCACAAGTTGGTATCTCACACTTTCTGATATTGCTTCAGGTAATAACTTATCAATTTCCATTTCAATTATTTGCTGAATATTTTCATTAGACATTTTCTGACGAACAACATCCTTAATAATTTGAGTTAACCCTTTTTCTTCAATTATAGTTTCGATTTCATCTTTAATAATTTCTTCTAACATTTTATTTCCTTCTTTCTAATTTTTATATCTTTATACTAGTTTAAAACGTAGATATTATTTATCAGTCTCTATGTTCAAATATAAATTTATTAGGTAGGATTTCTAAGATTTTTTCCATTTCTTTTGAAGCAATTTCAATATTATCCTTATCTGTATTGTAAAAATACCACCAAAATGATTCTAAAAATTCATCAATTTCAATCCAAGTTACTAAATCTGGCTCTAATAAAATATTAAAATAATCATTATATTTATTTAATACATTTAATATGGAATTTATTAAATCTTCGTTATTAACTTTTAAAGTGTAAAATAATCTGCTATCACATGATGTAGAGGTTAGGAAATCATCGTTAGTATAATAATAAGGTTTAAATCCTTTGTTTAATAATTTTTTATACATATTTTTCATCCTTTCAATTAGTCATTCTATTGTACTTGATTACCATACATTGATTTTAAGTTTTCTATTTCTTCTTCTAATCTAATATTATTTACTTTATCATAATCTACTTTTGGAAAACTAGATTGAATTTCATTAATTTGTTTTTCTAATTCATCTAGTTTCGGATGTAACTTTAATTCTTCTTTTGCGTCATCACAATCACAAATGTATAAATTATAACAACCTTCGCCATAAGATAAGGGATATAATTCTTTATGACAATAAGAACATCTTGTAGAGAAATATCCAGAATAATTTTGAGTATTTCTTGTCATTACTTCACCAACTCCTTCTTTACAATTTCACTAGCAATTTTCCCATCATAAGTCCCACCATAAGAATTTTTCAGTACAGACATAACTTTACCAATTTGCACTTCTGAATTAATATCTTTTAATGCTTCAACAATATCTCTGACAACATTTTCTAACTCATTATAACTCATTTTCTGAGGCAAATACTTACTCAAAACTTTAATCTCAGAAACAATATTACATGTGTTCTTATTATTTTTCAAAAGAATTGTTTGAATCTCATTTGCATTCTTAATAAATTTCTCAATGACTTGTAATACTTCTTGGTCTGTAGATTCTCTGTTTCCGGCGTTTTTACCTATCATAGAGGCTTCAGAATATAGAGTTGTTAATAATGTTGCCGTATCAGTTTTGCGAGCCTTACGTGCGATAAGAGCGTCTGATTTAATTTTATTAATTAACATTTATTTCACTCCTTCTTTCTAACAATGTTTTTTAACATACTGTTCAATTTTACATTCTTTTATAAAGTCCATAATATCTTCATTATCACCTTCCATATCTTCTAATAGATTAATTATACAACATCTCCATGTCTCTGAATCTATTTCATATTCATTAAGAATATCGATATCAAAGACTTCACGCTCATCGCCATTATTATTATTTCTAATTAGATACATTTCTTCATTATAATCATTGTCTTCCCCTCTAGTCCAATCAGATTTTTCTTTTTCAGTAAGTGGTCTTATAATTTCAAATGTTTGCATTTCTAGAAATTCAGATTCAGGATCACACCAATATTTTCTAAAATCTTTCTTTGTGTATGGGAGATATTTATCTTCATTTTGTTTTTTCATTTAATTTATAATTCCCTTCCTACCAAATCTAAAATTATTCTATCCTACTCTTGATAAGGACAAAACCACATTGGAAAATCTTCTGTCTTAATACAATTTACATTAATACAATTCTCACAGGGAGACCAGTATGTATCATCTTTCATTTGAAATTCTGCAAAATCTAACCATTGGATAAGCTTATCTTCTGTGTTTTCAATACCTTTTTCTCCAAAGAATGTAATGATTTCATTTGTTAATTTATCTCTTGTGCGTTGATAAATCATTTTTATTCCTCCTTTAAAACTAACTTTAAAATATTAGTATGTAATGGTTTAACATCAGAAACTTCTTCATTGTATTCTTCATACTCTTCGTAAGATTCATTATCTTGATCTAAATTACCATCACCATAATAACTTTTCCAAGGATCGTCATCATAATTCCATTCATCTGTACGTTTCCACTCATCAAACAAAGTTTGATGTAATTCATGGTCTGAAATAAAAGCAGGAACGTATGCTTTTTCACCCATAAAATTATCAGGTACTATTAAAAACTCTTTTACTATTTTTTCTAAACATGTTTCACATAATGTCACATCCCATGGATATTCATATTTACTCGCTTGATTAAATTCAATATGAAAGGATTGAGTTGTGTCATTATGATTTGATTCATACCATATTCCACATTTGTGACACTGAGTAGCCACTACCTCGTCTACTTCTTTTGTTACTTTTTTAGTGATTCTCATATTATTTTCACTCTCTTTTCTCTTTATTTTAGTTTGTCCCCTTAATGATTTATACGGATTTAGGTTATAAATTAAGGGTGTCGTGGAATATTTTATGAAAATATTTTATGTATTAATTAGTGATATAATTTCTCACTTTTAAATTCCACCATAAGACATGTATCCAAGTCAATAATATCATATTTCTTATTTCGTCCGTGTTTTATTAACATCTCCTTTTGTAATTTCTTTAAAACCTTTAACTTGTCAAAGAAATCTTTATATGGCTCCACAATACAATCCCTCATTGCTAGACTACTCATAATTTATAATTCTCCTTAAATTTTATTTTTATATTTAGTAATTTGTTCACATGATATGCTAGTTTTCTAAAATTGTTACTGTCGCATATCCAACACCGAAATCAATTGATTTTTTACTCGGTTTACTACTATGAAAATCTCCCAGAAACAAATCCACTCTATTTCCAATTATTCCTGAACCCGTATCTACTGTTGTATAATTGCCTGAATATTTCTTATGTTTTGGATCTATAAATGTCAATCTCACTTTTTTATTCAATGGAATTACTCTAGGATCAACTGATATGAATCTAGCACCAGTATTTTCCCATGACTTATTTTTTAAGTTTGTGCCATTTTTTGTAATACCAAAACCACTTTCTCCTCTTGATTTGGTGCAGGATTGGATAGATAAATCATAACTAGTCACTTTAAATATGAGTTTATCTTCTTCATTGACTATCTTTTCTTTAGTAGGAATAATTATGTATTGTTTTCTTAGTTCTTTTAAGACATTGGCATCGCTTCCTTTGTAATTATTGATATGGTTTGATCCCATACTATTTATGAGAATAAACGCACTAAGTATGATACTAAATTTCTTCATTTTGCAATTTCTCTTTTCTGTCAAACTTTATTTTAGGTTTAATGGATTAAGAGAAAGGGGATTATATCCCCACTTCAACCATTTTTCTGTAATCCATCAAAATACTTTTAACTCCTATAGAAGTAACCACTGGAGGATCTATCACCATTTCCTCAATTATGATGTGTTTAAACGGAAGAGTTTTAGCAATTCCTAACTCTATTTCATTTCTTGAAACTTCCAACATATTAATTCTTTCAATATGGAATGCAATCCCAAATTTTATTTTTATTCCCTTTTCTTGGAGAAGATTTAATTCACTTTTGGCATCTAATTCATCTGTATATGTATAATATCCATTCGAAAGTGTTTCTGAATAAGAATATATGTTTTTCCTAATTTGTTTGTCATATGAGATTGAGTTAACTCCTACAAAATTTCCTCTACTATCTTTTAGTACAAATACTTCTAATTCAGTCATTCCATCTACTCCTCTATAATTTTTTAGTGAAACCAAACGTTTGATCCTCTCTACACGATTATTTTGGAACAAGTGTTCCTGCCGTGTATGTACATACTATCATTTTACATCTAGAAAATCAAAACAAAAATAAATCTTTTATAACCAGTTTTTCGACAATATAACCAAATTTTTTATATAATTATTTTTATATTTATCACAACTTTCATTTAATAAATTAGGAATTGGGTCGATAACCTCAAATTATCTTGAGGTTATCGACTGCGCTTGTTTGTATGTCTCATACATTTCTTTTAATCCTTGCCAACCCCTCTCATCCAATTCTAAGTTTCTAAATAGTTGTCGAAAATCTTCTGAATTTAATTCACCAAGTTCTATTTCTTTTCTCAAACATTTATCAAGCAATCCTGACTGAAATATGAGAGTTGGATTTAAAAATTTAATACCTGTATAAGTTCTGAAATTTTTAAATCTCGAACTTATATTTCCGACAGTAATTTTTTCATCATTATCATTGCTTTTTCTATCAAGTGTTCTTAGAATATATGGAGTATCTTTAACAGGCATAATAGCAAATCTTCCGGTATCTTCTCCATTTAATTTATGATAAGTGTCTTCAATACAAGCCATTCTTAATATTTCCATAGTCCTTGGATCTACAGTTATAGGTCTTGGTCGAGGATGTTTAATTTTATCATCTGGATCTCTAGTTACAATAACTATATTTGATTCAGGGTCTAGATCACTCATTTTTAGATTTCTTAATTCTTCATAGGTATAACCTTTCTTTGTTCTGCCTCTGATATTTTCAAATAATGATACCATTAATGCTTTATCAACATAATTATAAAGCATATCACAATAATCATACATTTGCCCTCTAGTAATATAGGAAAGTTTTTGAGCTACTTGATGAACATATTTTGGCAAATCTTCTTTTTTATCAACTAATTTAAGAACATTCATTGAACTGTAATTGTTAAATAAACACCAGTCTAAATATTGCATAATAATTGTGTAGGCCACACCTAATGATTTAATACTTTTCTTTTTCATTCCAATTAGTAATTCTTTTACCTCTTCGTAAGAAAATTTACTCAAATCTTTGTTTTTTTCGTGTTCAAACCTACTAACGCTTTTTAAGATAGAGGTATTTGTCATTCTGGTGCTTTCATTTGGATATTTTTCGTCTAGAAAACGATTTTTTTGATCTTCGTTAAATAAAGTTCTTTCAATAGTTAATGACATTATGATACCTCCTTCTCATGTTGATAAACAACATCTTTAAAATAATCAGAAATCTTTTTGAATGTAGATAAATTTACATGGTTTTCGATTCCAATTTTCTTCCAAATTTTATTTGATTTATCAAAGTCTAAAGAGTTTAATACTTTTACTAATTCAGGTTTCCAGTCATCGCCATACTTTTGCTTTAATAAATCTCCTAAAATAATATACCCCATAAACATGTTATTATGTGCAAGATATGAAGTTTCTTTGGTATTAGATAATTCTGCTTTGAATTTTGAGTAATAAATACCAATAACATTATTAAATATCTCTACAATATCATCTTCAACTTGTGACGTTCTGATAACTGGTTCCTCTTTAAGATCATAAAGAAATTCAATAGATTTTGACAAAGTATCAAATGTCATGAATTTGCTTTCGACAATCAATTCCTTTTCATTTAAGGCTATGCGATTAAACATTTCATTTGCCCTTTGCCTAGAATTAATAGCTTTTGCTACTTCCATATTTGGATTAGCTGTATTTTTAAAATCAACCCATTCAGTTTCAATTTGCGTACTTTTGCTTTCTTGTCGAATTATTTCATTGGCACGCTCTTCAGTAACGTGGTGAATATAAATTGATGTTACTCGATCTATATCATTTTTAGTTTCAACAGTTTTTAACATACCACAAGTGCGATTCGCACCATCAATTATGTCAACCAGAGTAGACATGTTATCAGGTTCAATTAATAACGTTCTAGTTTTAAGATCATACTTAAACTTTTCTTGCCCATTTATTTTACGAATGTTCCACATAATAGCATTAGTACAAAAAGAACCATCTATCATTGACTCTGTAATTTCTGATACTTTCTTACTGTCAATATTAATAGATTCAACAATTCTGTTTCCACTTCGTCTTTTTAAGAGTTGTCTTTGAGTGTTTGGATTATATGTCAATAATCCATTACCCATATAAAGATTAATATTTTGATAAGTTTCTTTTGTACATAACCACTGACTATCATCTATTTGATCAACATTATGAAGTAAAATGTATTTAACCTTTTCTTTATCAAGTTTTTTGTAATAATCAGCAGAAGACAATTCAATCTCTGTAAAGAACTCATCTGGATTTATTTCTGTTCGGTGAGTATAACCATAAAGGTATTTTGTAAATAAACATAGTTCAATTTCTTCAACATAGACTAAAGGAATTGCTTTAGTGAATATACCTGTAGTTCTACCCCTTGGGATACCTCTTTCTAATAATTTACCTACAACCTGCTCTTGAATTTGATTGTCATTAGCATAATCTTCAATGACTAAATTAAGAATATCCTCAAGAATTTGACGATCTTGTTTCATAATATTTATTCCTCCTTTTGACATATCAGCAACAAGTTATGTTGCTATGTATTGGTTAATAATACGCAATGCTATTATAATATATAATATGCCGATACGTCAAGAAGAATGCCTGATTACTTTTATTATTTATGTTTCTATTTATGATTATAGCATTTTGGGTAATGCTATGTCAAATATTATTTTATATATTTAGTTATACTACCTTTCCACTTGAATTAACCATATTCTCATAATTTTGAAATTTAATTTCTTCCTTACACAATAGATTATTTACAAACATTAATAACCAAGTAACTAATATTACTGGAATGGACATTGTTACAACCATAATTATTAATTGATCCACAATTTGTAGATTGAATAAAATATGATTATTGTTTACTAATTTTGCAATATATACAATTGCAGATATCCTAGCCAATACTATTGTTATAAGACTACACATAAAGAATTTGTTTTTAAATATGGAATTGAATAAATTAACATGAACTGAATTATTTCTTCTCATTACAACAAACGAAATTACACATAAATATAATACTCTCGCAGGGATACCTAATAGAAAATTATAGAAAACATTGTCATTGAAAAATGAGATTGGTTTATCCACTATTGATAATATAAGAGGACAATATGATAATTCTACTAGCCCTACAATGACAAATCCTGCGATTGTGAATATTGCTGTTTTTAGTATTAGGGAAATAGTTATATTGAAACTATTGTTTAGGACTATAAATTCCATGAGTAAAATCATGATAATCATAGTTGAAATCATCATATTTTGCTTTGGTACTATAATTATGTAACGAAGGATATTTATCATTATGGATACTGGAAGTACAGCTAATGCAATCCATTTTAGGCTTTTATTCCACATGTAGATGTCTAGGAGATTATTTAGTTTTAGGAAGATTAATGTTATTATTGCGACGAATCCTTCTTCTGGGAGCGATGTGAAGATTGTGTTTAGGAGGATATGGGAAAGGGATAGTGTTTGCATATAAATACTCCTCTTTCTAATTTTATTTGTTGTGTAGAGATGGTCATTACAACAATTGTGACAATAATTAGTAAGTGATATAATGACCATCTATTTTATTTTCATGCTAAAGATGCAACTCTTTGGGATTGAGGAATTGCTGTATTAAAGTTATTGCTTCTGATGCGGTTGAGACGACTTTCTTCCTCTTTATTAACATATTCATTAAGTTTATCTAAAAATCTGCTCACTGTAGACTCTTTAGCTTTGGCATGCACCATTCCTGCCTGTTTCATAATGCCAATCGACACTTGACGCATAATGTCTTCTGGGCATTCACAAATAAAATTAACATGCCCATCAATTAATAGATCGCGTTTCGTAATAACTCTCATTTGCTCTATAATAATTTCAGAATCTTTTTCCAATCCACAATTTTTAGAAATTTTTATATGAGTAGGTTGAAAATTCTTACTTATTTTACTAGTCAAAGGCACAGCCCAAGTGATCGTGGCCCTGTCATTTCCTATATTGTTCTGCGTGATTACGGCAGGATGTATGCCTCCAGTGACACTATCGACGTAATTTTTGAAGTCGCACCAATAGATTCCTCCCCAAAATGGTTTTATATCTTTTAAATTAACATCTCCATCATTCAAACTATAACCACAAGCAATTCTTAATTCATCAAAGGATACTCGCAATTCTGATCCATTAGAAATTTTTTGAAGGAGCCAAAGTTCTGGGTATGTAGTTATTTTTTCGTTTATGATTCCTAATATACTTTCGAAATAATTAGGGATTCCACAACGACCTGCAAATTCTTTAATAGTATTATGCCCTACTGCGATCTTCACTAGATTTGAAAGCTTCTTAAAATCCTTTACCTCATTTGATTTAACTACCTCGATCTTCTTCTTTGCATTAAAAAACATATTAATTCATCCACCTTTCTTTATTAAGTAAATATAAATTTTTTGAATTCTTACTTTATACTACTATAATACATTGTGGTGGCAAATATGTCAATAGGGTATTTAAAATTATTTTATAATTCAAAAGGAGAGAGTATAAAACTCCCTCCTTAGATGATTGGGTATGTATTACGCGATACACTTAGGGGTTTTTGGTTGATGCCATGCAGCCAGACAAGGCATGGTTGCTGCATATACAGCAATAGAAGCAATAATTACCAAACCACTTGCTAATACTTTATTTTTCATATTTTTCACCTCCTTACTTAATAATTATTTGCTAAACAGACATATCATCTTCATTAGAAGGTAGATTAGAAGTCTGCTTCACACTATTTAGAAGAGAAACACAATGATTTATTATTAAATATAAACCTATTATAACAATGGAAGGTATCAGATAAATAAAACCTATAACAATAACTATTTGTCCTGTTAATGATTTTAAAATATTTAAAAAATTATTATATATAGCCAATTTTAGTATGCATATTTCGAATATCATTAATAAGATCATTGTAATTATAACAAATCTTCTAAAAAAGGTATTTTTATAAATATACTCTAATAAATTAACCTGAAATTTTCTCTGCTTATATGTAAGTATAAATGTAATAATTGAAAACTCTATAATTCTTGATGCAAGAGAACATATCAAAAGTAAATGTATATCATTATAAATTTTTTGAAAATCTAAATGTAAAAAATAAAACAAAACAGGTGCAGTTGCCAGATCGATTGCTATTAGACTTATATACAAAGGAATAAATCTTATAAGAATTTTTATTCTTAAAAGTTTTACTTCTTCTATCTTTGTCTTTTCAAATACATAAATTGAAATAAAGTATAGCAAAATTAAACTTATTATTGAAGAAATATTTCTTTGAAATTTAAATCCATAAATTAGAACACTTACTAGTAGAGAAGGTGGTATAATCAAAATTATATACCATTTAATATTTTCTTTTAATCTATAAACATCCAATAATTCTCTTTTATTCATAAATTTTATTAGCAACATTACCATAAAGATAAAATCTGGAACCGCGAGAAAAAAGAAGCATGTAATGATATTAGTTAAATCTTTCATATGTATTTCCTCCTTCACCTTATATATTGAGTATAATACATATTTGTCTAATTGTCAAACATTATTTTTATATTTATAGTAAAACTTTACTTTGTTTAATTGAATAATATAAAATCATTCCAGCAAATAACTTTATCAATATATCACCTGGACTCATTATTACATAAAAAATATCCCAAGTATCGGTTAAAAATATTAATTTTGTCGTGTAGTTCCCCAATATATGAAAATCATTAAATACTGACGCTTTTTCAAACATATCAATCTTTGAAAACCCAATACTGATACTATTGCTTGGGAATACAGGCATTTTACCATTATTATAAAACATAGCTAATTCATTTAATTTAGATCCTACGGTTGCACATAATGCTCCTATAATAACTGGAGATGTAAGTGACGTAATTAATTGTCCATTCTTTTTTATGTTAATATTTTTAAATACAGAAATATTAATTAGTTTATATTTAACAATTAACAATATGTAAAATAGAAATGTAACATTTTTTATACAACTACTATATTGTAAAAACCAATATTCTCCGTGAATCATCAAATACACAATATATATGTTCAGTATACAGGTTAATATAATTGAGTAAGCACTCCAATGTTTAAAAACTTTAAATATTTCAGACCATTTATATCCTTTGAGTTTTGCAACCAAACAAGCAATAACTACTACTTCGATCATATATGTCCTCCATCGATCCACTTAAAAAATCTAGTTCCAATGGGCGTAATTGTAAATGTTTCGAGCAATATTCCAAAAAAGACACTTATACTAACTATTTGATGTGAATTTAAAAGCACAATACTTAAAAAACAACAAACTGTAACAAACAATATACTTCTATACTTTTTTATATTACCATTATCACAATCTTTATCTGATTTATCTTCTCTTTCTTGAGGAGCATATTTATAAGCTAAATATATACTTATTATATATCCAATTATTAAATGTAAATAGTTTATATGTATTTGAGTTACTATCCATCCTAAAGAAAGAAAACATATTATCATTGCCCCAAAACATTTATTAAAGGTAGATAAATGTACCCCTCCTGCGGAAGCTCTAAGAATAGTGAAAATAGTCATGACAAAGAATACTGGAAGTGAAATACTTAAACACAAACATTTTGCTATAAATAAAACAATTATATATTTAAGTATCTCACTATAAGCAAGAGTAATTCCATTTTCTACTAACTGAAAAACATGTTCTGCATTAGTTTGTATTTCTTTTTTTCTATGTGTTTTTATTAAATTGTTGATTTTTGAATAATGCTCGTTATTAAATACCTCATTAATTGTATTTACATTGATGTTAAATATGTTTAAGGTTCCTCTAGTTAAATAGACTATAAAATCCATTTATTAATATATCTCTCCTTCTTAATTTGCATACGCAACATTATTTTTTGAATTTTGATTATGGTTAAACAATCCAAACTGTACCATCAAACCCTCTTCCAATTTATTTATAACAAAATTACTGCATACTCCTATTTTTTTGCTAAAAACCTCTTTCGGAAGAAGCATCACCTGTTCGCAAAGTGCAACAGAATCTTTCAATAGCCCACTACTAGCCATTGGCACAGAAACGTGCGTGGGTATCCACTTCTTAAAAACCTTACTAGATAGCGGAATTGCGTGAATAACAGGTGAATGTAACAAACTCATATGGTTTGAAATAATTATCATTGGTCTTTGACAAATTGTTTGCACTGATCCTCCAATATTATTTTTAACTGTAGCTAAGTATATCTCTCCTCTTTGCATAACTATAATCACACTCCTTTTTATTTCCTTGTGATTATATTATAGACAATTTCATTTTGTCCTATACCTAACTAAAAACTTTTATTTCTACATTCTAATCTCCTCCTTCCAACCTTCAAACCAAACCACCTCAAATCCCTTTAATATCATTTGGAATCCCAAATTCCCACTTGTCACAACCAACAACTGGATAAATCTTAATCATAAACCCATGTTGCACATTCATTTGTTCTCCAACTCTGCAATATTGTAATCTCCCATCTCGCATCCTAGCATTCTTACAAGTCAAACAAGTTTTATTTATTACATTATAATCACAAACTTTCTCATGGATTTCCATTTCTTCTTTTGGGAGTAACATGGTACAAAAATCACACTGGAATATTGGTTTCATTTTTAATTATTCTCCTTTCTAATTTATTTATTTCCCATATTCTCTTTTAGTAACTTTATAATCAAAAGTTATCATAACTGGATATGAATTTTTACAAGTCTGACAATAATGCCTTATTTCTGTAATTCCTTCGCCCTCATTATTAAACGATACCCAAATTACATCTTCAATATTTACATCAAGACTTTGACAGTAAGGACATGGATCATCATTTATCATTTTTATTACTCTCCTTTCTAATCTTGTCGCATAAATCATCTAATAAACTCTCTGTATCCCATAAAGTTAATGGATGATGATACTTTTTAATTATTTCTTCCAATTCCATAGCAAAATCTTTACGTCCCTTATTTCTTACCTTTTCAATTAATTCATTATATTCTTTAAATTCCATAGTTTGTAATCCTCATTTGCATAAAATCACTCCATTATCCTTCGAATATGTTCATTCAATTGATATCTTTGGTATTTTCAACATCTATATGCATACCTATATAACCACAACCACTAATAAGATCATGGGAATTATTTCCAACAGTAATTTTTAGACTTGTAATATTATTAAATCCCTTTTTAGATAAATATTCCGTTAATATTTCTTTGATCTCATCTTTATCAATATTAAACATTTCTTTAACTTTCAAAGTATTATCCCCTTTCTTAAAACATTCAAAATAACTCATTTATCTGATTAAATCAACATGGATACCTTTCATATAACTCGCCCCTTGAATCAGTATAAAAGCTTTCTTGATACATGTCGCACCCTTCATTATCACATTTGAAAATATCTCCTTCTTTCTCTATCCAAGACTGAGGGTACGACCAATAATGTTCTGCTATTTGACGCTTACCATAGTAATCTGTGCATTTTAATTCATAACCACAATATGGACATTCCAAAATTATTTCTCCTTTCCAAAAACCTTTAAAATTTGATTTTTATGGTAAATATTGGTTTTAAAAGTGTTGCTACAGTAGGGTTACAAGGTTGGGTTATTTTGCAATTTTTCTAATTTTACAAATTACAACCCATATTTCTGATTTACTTGACTACTAATCTTAGATTTTAACAAATCAATCTTAGGATTAATGTCATTAATAACTTTTTCTGCTTGTTTTATTCTTTCAATATTAAATTCCAAAACTTCTTTTAACCATTTTAATCTACTACTCATTTTTTGCAGATCATCTTCAGTATAGACTTTAGCAACGCATTCTTCCGGTTTGCGATATGTATAAGTAATATCAAATATTTTATCCTTAATTTTAATAGAAGTCATAACTCCTGATTCATATGTCACTTTATAATCATATTCAATCTTACATTTTCCACAACTACGATTTCCCTTATCTACATTATCGCTATAGAAACCTGGAGCACATTCACCTAACCCATAATCATCAAATTGACATGCTCCTGACTTAGTTTGTTCTAACACTACCCTCTCAACATTATTACAATACGGGCAAACAAAATTTCCAACTACCATATCATAACATCCCATTTATAAAACACCCTTTCAATTTTAACTTAGATTAAATTCCCCCCACTTCATCTACAATTCTAATTTTGGCATCTCTAACGATAATCTACTATAAGGAGCATAATCACCAGTTTCATCATTGGTTTCTGTAAATTTGTCAATATGTACTTGAAAAATATCCCCATCATCATTTACTAGCGATAAAGAATCTCTTATGCAAGTGTTTACTAAATAAAACCCTGTAATATTTTCATTGCATTCACAAGAATCATGAACATAAACCACAGCACCTTTATATAATTTTTCTGTGTCAAATCCTCTATAATCTTTAAACATTATTTTCTCCTTCAATTTCCTCTATTTCTTGTTCACTCATATGTTTTCTAGCAGTTGGACACACATAATTGACATTTACTTGTTTAATTTCACCAGTAAATAATATATAGGTAGAAGTAATGAAATTTGCTATTGTTACACACCACAAAGTAGCCATAATCATTTCATTTTTATCCATAACACCTTCTACTTTAATCAAATATACGAATAAACAACATATAAATGCTACTAATGAGAAACCCCATATTGCTCCAACAGGACTATGATTTAAATTATAGTTAAATTTCTTAAACATTATTTCCCTCCTTTTATATTTCTTCCAAATCCAAATCTTCATTAATTTCATATCCATTACGTTTTGCCACCTCAGTAATCTTTTCAAAATCTACCTCTGCATATCTACCTGCTTTCAACAATTCTGCCAATAACCATTTAATGTCTTCTTTTTGTTTAATATCTTGCTCTTTTTTCTTTAGAATGTTGTTTGGGTTATTTATACACTCTTCATCATTGCAATCATTTTTTGTTGCACATATCACTTCGCATGAGTAACAGCAGAATAATTCATCTTTATGACAAGTTTCATTTCTTATACATAACATTATTTTTTACTCCTCTCATTCCACATAAGTTATTTATATCAAAGCAATTCATGAAATTGTAATAATAAAAACTTACAAATTGCTTCTGGAATTGTATCAGCTACAATATCATCTTGTATTGACTCCCATTCCATATGCCCGATACACCAGTTATTAGTATAATCTTTGTATAAATAATACTCTTCTCCGCTAAATAAACCTCTTTTTTCTGCAATCTCAAAAGCATCATTTAAATCATTAGCATATTGTTTGTTTTTCTCACCTAAAAAGTTTACCATTTGAATATTTAATTCATCCAGATCCATTGTTTTAATTTTGTTTTTATACTCAGTTCTATCTAATTTATCCTCATAATTTTGACAAGCAATCTTACTTTTAAATTTCTTTCCATCTTTCGCAATAAAAATTGATTGTATTTCTTTAATTTCTTCCATTTATAATCTAAGCTCCTCTCATACATTCCTTACAATATGTCAAGCATTAATTTACCAAAAAAAATCAACTATATTTTTCTTCTAACAAATCAAAAACCTGCTTCAAATATTTATATTTCTCAACTAATTCCATTCCTTTAACAGCATCCAAATGTTTTCTTCCAAACTTATTTCCTTCAATAGCACAACTGGCCAAAGCACTCTCGTATTTAGCGACTTCTTGCAAAACCCATAGAAAACTTCCTTCTTTTTCTTTTTTCATTTATTAATTCCTCCTATATTTTATAAATTCATTAAAAATATACTAATTTCTGCTTTGATGTTTTCTTTGCTACTGCAATCAACAAGGTTATTAATACTATTTTTCATAAGTCTTGATAATTCACTTTTATCAATAATGTCTTCATTGATAAGTAAAGATATTAAGGCATCAATTTTAATTCTGTCTATTGCTTCGAATTCAGCTAATGTTAATTTTCCCATTTCTTATTCCCTCCTCAAACAAAATCAAAGTTTTAATCCACTATAAATAATTTTTAATCCCACCAAAAAGGATACTCTTTCACACATTTATCATGTCTCTGTTGACATTCTATATCGTTTCCAAAAAAGAAACAACCAACAATAAATAGTATTAAAATAAGTATTAATATAATAATTATCATTCGACAAACTTCCTTCCAATATAATAGCATCAATTCTTAGATTGATTTGTTTTCTAATTTTGATGCAATTAAATATTCAATATTAGTTAAAACTTTTAGAGTATTTCTGATATTGGAGACAAATAAAACAAAAGCGTCTTCAGGAGGGAGTTCTCCATTTTCAATCTTTTCTTTAAGATAGTCATAAGTGCTTTCGTAAACTTTTCCTGAACGAACAATTTGATCTACCATAAAACGATATTTATCATAATTTCTATTTTCTTCAACCTTTTTAAACAATTCAATTGATTCCTCTATACTTAAATTCATTAAACTCTTCCTTTCTTTCTTACACTTTAAAACTAGATATTGACGGGAAGTTAACCCTGTAATTTTTTAGATATAAATTCTCTCAATTCTTTATCTACTCTACCAATTTTATTCTTTAGAACTGATACATTAACACATCGAGAATGATCAACTAACATTATACTATCTTCAGTCATACCTCCTTGTCCTTTCTCGATGGCAAACCGCATTCCATTTGCAAATCTTGTTTCACTATATTCTTTTGAAGTACATTTCATCAATGGAGCAACAATAACCATTTCCTTAGAAAGAACATTATTAATCATCACTAGACATTCTTCACTCTTACCTACTTCTTGACTCCACTCAGCATTGTAAATATCTCCTACATTCATTAATATAAACACACCTTTCTTTAATATTAGATAATAGACAACAGTTTCTTAAATTCATCTTTTTTAACTCCAACTTCTCTATCTCCAAGCTGAACCCACACATAATCTTTATCTTCAATAATTTCAAAACTTAAAACTAAATTTTCACAATGTGTATTATATGTGTCGCTTTGTAATTTTAAATCAATTTTCATTTTAATTATCCTCCTTTCAAACAAATGAATTTACTTATTCATAGCTTTAAAATCTTCATCCTCTTCTACGCTTAAAACTCCATAGCATAATTTAATTTTGTCTTTAGATTCTTTATCTGCTGTCATTATGCAAATATTACCCACTAATATATCATCTACTGTTCCGTATTCTAATAATCCTGCAATTGTTTCATCATCTGTGTTTTCAACCTTAACTAAAAATGTCATGTTTATCTTTCCCTTTTTAGTAGGAGCTTTTACTTTCTTCAAAACAGTTTCTAAATACATAGCAATACAATCAATTTCTCTTTCAGTCTTACCTCTACCCAATTTTAATCCTTTTTGTACTGCTAAATTGATATCTGAAATGGTTTTACCTTTTCTGTATTCCCACTGGCCTTTAATTTTTTTCATTAAATTCTTCACTTGTTTTTACTCCACTAAATATAATATGTTCCGCAACTTTAATTAGGGTAATTGACACTAAAATCACTCCTTTCCTTATTTGGTTTAAAACCACACTTTTCTGGGATTACTTTTTAATCGTAACACTTACATCAAGTCTATTCATAACCCACACATACCAAGGCTCAAATTCTTCATCTTTTTCAGCATGAGTATCCCTATAAACATTAAATTCTTCTCTTAATTTTGTATCATCTTCAGGTTTTAAATAACTGGCAAGTATTGAAGCAGTTTTCCACAATACCTCTTTTTGAATATCATCATGTGGCTCATTGATGTATTTATACATTTTCATCTAATTTCCCTCCTATAATCCTCAATAAACTTCTCTACAGCTAAATCCTTATCCTTCGCCTCAATCATTACATTAAATTCTAATCCCTTATACTTCTCAAAGAAATCCTTACAATAATCAAAATCAATAATTTCAGAATGGCTTCTGAACGCTTCAACACTCTTTGGTGAACTAAGATGAATCTTAGGTACTTTTCCAGCCCCACAAGTGGCAAATATCGCTTCTAAATCTAATTCAGTACCATCATTATTACAGTACATGTGGTGCAAATCTAGCACAACTCTCACACCATTTTCCTTGTGTATTTCCATTATATCACTAATCGTATAACTTTTGTCATCATTCTCTAGCAAGATATGATTCCTTAAATCCACAGGTAAACTTTTAAAAACATTAACAAACCTTTGCATTGCTTCCTGCTTATTACCATAAACTCCACCAACATGAATAATAATGTTGAATTCACTCAGGCCCATAGCATTGAGAATATCATAATGATACATTAAATCCTTGATAGAATTATTTACAACTTCATCTTTATTGCTTGATAATACACACATTTGAGATGGATGCATTGATAATATCATATTATTATTTTTTGCTATACCTCCAATTCTTTTTAAATCTGATTGCATCCAAGACATATAATCAATATCTTTCATAATTTCATGACTAGCAAAAGGAACAAGATCAGAACTTAATCTAAATAATTTAATTCCTTCTGAAATACAATGTTGAATTGTACGTTCGGTTTCCTTAAGATTGTGAGTAATTGCTTGTTTTAATCGGTATTCACTAAATGAAGCTAGTCTGAATGTTTGATATTTGGTATTACATTTTTTGCTCATGCAAGCAAATCCTATGTGTCTGATCATTTTATGTAATTCCTCCTTAGAGATTTAATATAATTATTGTATCATGTTGTTAGACAAAATACAATAATTATATTTGAATTTATAAATATCTTAATTCAAATTAAATCCTAAATCAATGTAAGTATCACTTAACACAATTGGTCTTTTTGCTCTAGGCAGAATCATGTAAAATTCAGTTTTACTAATAATATCTCCATTTGAATATGATTCTCCATACTCATTAGTATATCTGCATTTGTGAACATAATATTGTTCGGTTGCCTCAATTTCAGTAGTTACTAAATCGGCAAGTTCTATGACTCTTTTGGTTTTGAAGAAGTTTATAAATGGAATTGGTTTATTATACATAATTAATCAAATCCTTTCTAATTTTAAATTCCCAGAAAAGAATAATTTCCTCGGATTATTCTTCATTATCTCCAAGCATTTTAAATTCCTTCTGTAATCCCTCTAATCCTGTGGAAATTACTTTATGCATCATGAAACCTTCAAATTCTCCCTTTGCTTCGAGAACAGTTTTATCCATTTGCTCATTGAAGCTACTTTGAATAAAAGGAACATTACTTTCAATTTCTTGTCTAAGAGCCTTAATCCCCTTAAGAATAGTTTCTTTGTCTGCTTTAGTCGGTGGTTTTTTCTCACTTAATAGTAATTCTGCCTGTTCGGTTAAAACTTTAAGTGACTTTCCAATCTTTTGCATTTCCTTTTCAAATTCTTGCTCAAATTCCTGTCGTTTATCAAATTGTGGGCAATCTTCAATCATTTTACCATCTAAACGCCTAAGTGTAACAGGTACTCCATCACCCATATTCATAGAAGTAATTGCTTCTGCAAATTGTGAATATGACATCTCAACCTCAATATAAGGTTTTGAATTAGCATGGAACCAATCTCTATTTAAATGTCTGTCAATTTTAGCAGGAGCAATCTTGAGTTTGATTGTGTGATTATGTTGAACAGAACTTCCAAATAGATTTTGACCAAAATTACATGAACTCCTTGTGATACCTAGCATTGCGAAACTTTCATGCCCAATAGTTGTACGGTCATCCATTTTTCATTTTCCTCCTTAAAATACGATAAATCTTAATTTTTATTCAATTATACAAACTCCATTATTAAAATGATTACATAATTTTTCGTTTTCATATTTAAATGGACATTTTGCTACTTCACAATATCTCCCAAATGATTCCTCGCAGTCCTCACAGTAAAATAAATAATCCTCATCGTCAGCATTACAAATTGATAAACTATTGCAAAAGGGACATTCAATCATAATAGTTCATATCCTTTCAAATTCGTCATTTATAGTAAACTAATCTTGCTTTTTCTAAGTATTCATCAAATTGATCTTCTGAAATATTTCTCGAAACAAACATTGCTGAAACATATCCTCGAAAGAAATAATAATTATCTGAACTTGGGTGATTAATAAACTCATTAAAATAATCTTCGATTTTATCCTCAAAGGTTTTCAAATTTTAACCTCCTGTATTTTACGAATTAAATTCCATCTTTCTTTACTCTGGTAATACCTCAAAAGTAACTTTTAATTCAGTATTTTTATCATCAATAAAGGCAAATGGATCTTCCGCAATACATTAACAATCAAAGTTAGATGCTTCTTCAATCGTTTGACAAGGAGGCATTGGATGTTTTTCACTACCCATATTTTGATAATCGGCTAAATCAATCTCATACTCCCTAGTGACCACCATAGTAAATCTAACTTTTTTCTTTTCCATTTTATCTTCCACCTCTCAAAATTTATTCTTACCCTATTCTACCATACCATTAATTCATAAGTCAACTACTTTAATAAATTTTATTTTTGCATTTATACTTAAGACTTATCAATAATACCATCTAACATTTTTCTCACACACTCTAAGCAATAATCAGGCTTATCTTCGTCAGGTTCAGCACTTGATGAAAAACTATCATCTCTAATTTGCTTACCACAATTATTGCAATACTCGTTCCATTTCCACCACAGCCCTACTTGTTTGATATCTATTTTCAATTTTACTCATCCTTTTTATCTAAAATTATTTCACTCTTTCTCCAACAAATTTTTAATTTTTCTTCACTATCAATTCTCCATCCATCTGAAATCATTTCAATTTCATGTTTTCGCTTTTCTTTTTTGTTGTCATAGATAAATGTTTTAAAATTTACATTAATAAACATTTTTCCAATCCTCATCTGTTTCCTTTACGCTAATTGTTTCAATACTTACATTTCTTATGATAAAATTCTTAATAACAATATCTTTTCCAGTATTCCAATCCAATAATAATTGAATAACTTCTTCTATAGTCATATTATGTTGGACTACTGTTCCATGGATAAAATCTTTTGCAAAAACAGAAAACATTTGATTCACTCTCCTTTAATAATTTCTAAAATAATATTACTAATCACCTCAGTTTTATTCTCGTTCCCTCTAATTTTAACATCCAAATCATTTGCAATTTGAATTACATTCTTCTTTGATAAAGGTTTTAAGATATTTTTGACATCATCTGAATTATTTGATTCTTTAATCGCATTGATAATATTTTGCATGAATTTCACCTCACTTGGGTCTATTATACAACAATATTCTTCCATTTTCTAGTGTGTAATTAGATTTATATGGTTTGAAATGGTTGTTTTAATGTAATAAATTAATTATATAAATCCAATATTTTTTGCATTAAGTTATTGTCATCTATAGTTGGATACGTATGATAATTTAAAAAATCAGGTGTGAACATCCAAGTTGATGCTCCGTTTTCACCTAAGTAATAAATTAAACGATGTCCTAAATCTTCTATTTTTATAACTTCATATTCTTTTAATATTTCTCCAGATATATAACACCTACGATAAAAATCATAAATTTCTTTACTGTCATAATAAGGAATATATTCATCCAAATATTTTTTGGCTATTGATGACTCTTTACAATCTTTAAATTTTATTCTTTCACCAACTTTTACTAATTGTTTTGGTTTTCCTTTACTCTCACAATATTCTATGTCTTTTTTATGAATACTTTCTGTTCCACAAATTTCACATTTATAAATTGTATATGATTTCATTTTTATCCTCCAATAAACTATCTATTTCAACCCTGATTAGATACTTGTTTCTTAATATACTCGTTTACAAGAAAATTCATCTTTTCTTCAAGTGACATTTTTGAGAACTTATCGACTAAATTTCTTTTTACTTCATTCTTTCTTTTGTTCTTGGCATGATAAATACTGTCATAATATTCATCCATATAACTATCTGTTGGCATTGTTTGTCTCTCCTTTCAAACTCTACTTTCGTATGTTTTTACTTTGGACTTTCAGGTAAATAATCATATAAATAATCTGATAATTCTCCCTCTTTAAATCTCTTGATAAGTCCTGCACTTAATAGTCTATTAAATTCATCTGGATCATTTGCGTAATAATCATCATAACCATATAGAGTCTTTGTAAACATAAATACTTTATTTTTATTAGTTTTAAATATTTGTCCGTCTTTCATTAATTAACAACTTCCTTTCAATCTTTTGTTTCTTTGGATTATTAAACTACTTCAATGTCATCTTTGCACTCTCTTACAGCTATAATTATTGCAAGAATTTCCTCTTCATTCCAACTAGCTTTTCTTAATGTATCAATGAGTTTTGTCTGAGATATTTTGATCTTTTCCATCCTAACAATTCCTCCTTTGTTGGGGGCATTTTTACTTACTCAACCCATATGGTGGTAAAACAAGAGAAATTCTAGAATTAGGTAATATTCTAAATTTCTTTTTACAATCCACACAATGAATATCGGTAGGTAATTCTTCTCCAGATTCAATTATAATTTCTTGTTTCTGAAGTTCTTTACATTCAGGACATATCACTGATATTAATTTAATTATGGATTCATTTTCCATATTTACACCTTCCTTTTGCTTTATTATACTTCTAAATGCTTTGATTTTCAAACCAATATTTAGCATACGATGAATGTATGATTCTATTCCATGATTTCATAAGGACAGTTCTCATCAATATGACTAACAGATATTCCTATACGGATTCCTTTAACTGCTTCTGCAATTTTGTTTTCTGTAACAAAACTTTTGGCTTTTTCAAGATCATTATTAAAATAAAATTGCTTTACTAATTCAGCACCTTTATAATATACAACAATATAATGCAAATTAATATTCACTCCTTTCTACTTCTGGATGTTGTCCACCATGTAAACTCAATTCCTTTACTCCAAAACTACCATCTTTCCTAATTAATCTATAATGAACTCCATTCCTATATGTTTCTTTTGGAGGAAGAACTATTCCCTTCTTCTCATTCTCAAATATTAAAATATCATTGATTCTGAAACTTCGATTCATAAGATATGTGATGTAATTCATACACCATAGATTATCTTGCTCTATAAGTATATCTAGATAATACTTTAAATCAGATATATTGATATCATAATGTCTATAGAACATTGTTTTATCTTCATATTCAAAATAAATTGTAGCAGTATCATTGTATACCATAGATTTTAAAACTTCATCAGTTTTTCTGCAAATCACTATTCCAACATCTAGATTGGTGTTCATAATTTTTAGCCAATCTTTAGGATTTAGTTTTAGAAATTCTTTATTGATACCTTTAGTTGTGTTTATTAATATTTCCATAAGATTGTGATACCTCCAAATAGCTTAAATCCATTCTTTTAACCCTTTATTGAAACAATTCTCTCGATATACATTTCTTTTTTCTCTCCATCTAAAAATTCAATTAAAACAATTCCTCTCTTGTGAGAAAAATAAATGTTAGATACTTCTATTTCATTTTCTTCGTCATGTTCTTTGTTTATAAAATATACTACTTTCATAAATTATCATCCTTTCATTTACCATGATTGTGATACTTCCGCATAATACATCATTCTTCATGTTTTTGAATTTTAAAGATATACCATCTTATGGTGGTCATCATAATTAATTTTTTCATCTATGGCATATTCATCATTATAGACAGCAACTTTAACTTCGTAATCTCTTTTACCTTCTTGCTCTAATTTTTCAAGTTTTTGAATAAGTTCATATAATTTCATTTTTCACTCCTTTCAAAACATCATTTTAAAGACTTTAATCTTCCTTATAAGGCTCTGGATATACCATCCATGCAATTATCTCCCAAGGAGATATTCTGCCTTGATATTCCCATCTTGTGACTTCTTTACCTCTAACTTTTGTTGTAACATAATTCATAGAAACAACTTGATTATTAGCTACGGTTGCTAGATATTTGTGTGTTTGAAGACATGGTGGTTTTTGTGGCAATTGCTCCGAAGTTTTAATCCATTTTCCAAATTCCATATGTATCACTCTCTTTCTTAAATTTATTATCATACCTATGAAAATATAAGTTCATCGTACTTTTATAAAGAAATTGTATAAACGCTCTTCAATTTCTTGCTGTGTTGGTAAAGGAGTGCTGCTGTAATCAAAATTCATAGAGGTGGAATGTTCAAGCTTGCCATCTTCACTGTATTCATAGACCTCATATTTGTCTCCTTTGACACTAAGCAGGATGTCTTTGGTTTCACTTGCATTTAGTTTTTTCAATATCTTTTTTGCCACTGTTGGTAATTGTGATTTATTCATATTTTCCCCACTCCTCTAATTTACTTTCTATATACATTATAAACCATCCTGCAATATATTACAAGATGGTTTGAATAATTATTTTTGTATTTATGAACGAATAAAACTTAAAATGTGAGCTATTACATCAACCGTCCACCCATTAGCCAATGATTTATATCTCTGAGTATTACTTATTCCATATGTATAATTGTCAGGTAAGGTTTGTAATCTTTCGCATTCAATTGTGGAATATCTTCTTATTGCCCCATCATTATAATAAATTAAATCCATATCACTATGATTTCCATCTCCGCGATGCCCACCTGTGAGACAACTAGCTTTTGTTTGATTTGTTTTCATACTACCTTTTCTATTTATTTTAACATAACCATTAATATCTTTAAATAAATACTTAAAATCAAATCCTTGTTCCCATTTTGTCTGTTCATGGTAATCGAAAATATCATTTAGAGTAATATTTTTATTTGTAGGTTGTCTTACATTGGAAATATTAGTCCAATACAGTCTTTTTCTTTGATGTGCAGACACTAGGGAACTATCAATACAAATTGGTTCTACCTTTATATGTTCAGTAATAATATCAACCCACTCTTTTTTCATCTGCACATTCTCTAACAAAAAATACTTAGGTTTTAATTCTTTTAAAATTCTTACATACTCAAAAAACAATTTACTTCTATGATCTTCAAAATTTAGTTTCTTTCCTGCCAGACTAAACCCTTGACATGGACTACCACCAATTAACAAATCTATACCTTCTAAACCAGAAACCTTAGTTACATCTCCTATTTGTATTGTATTTGGATAATTTTTCTGTGCTATTTGAATTGCATATTTATCTACTTCACTTGCGTAGTATGTATCTACCTTAATCCCTGCTCTTTCTAGTGCTACTCTTCCACAAGAGATACCGTCAAACAAACTTAATACATTAATAATTATTCCTTCTCTCAATTTTATTATTTAGTTTATATTTGTATATTTAATCAATTCTATAATAATTGCCTCATTTCTATAATTTCACAAGCGTACAAACCGCCTATAGCTTGATTCTTGAAACTAAATTATCAGTTAAAATATGGAATTCATGGGACTTGAATATCTAACTTAATACAATTTCTATGAGTAACTTCAACACCATTATTATGATAATCTAAATCTACTAAACACTTATCAATATCCTCTTGAACACTATAATCATAAGGGTTAAATATCATATTGTTTGTACCTCTTACCAGTCTTTGTATATCAATTATTGTATACAATACTGTCTTTTTTAAATTGAATGGTTTAGTGCATATTAAATATCTATCCGACTTTGCTTTTACCGTATATTTTTGTTTCTCAAGAATAAACTTAATTTTATCTCCAACTTTGATATTATGAAAATAATCTATCATGTCTTGATATTGTTCTGTTTCGTTAGAATAATCTTGATATGCCACTTATTTATCCCTTCCTTCCTACTTCTCATTCCTAAATGCATAATCAATAGCTTCATCAAAACTAGTCCCACCATTATAATATCTAACTTCAAAATCAACTATGCCAGTATCATAATCTGTCTTTGCCATAAACATACTTTGCTCAGGATCTAATCTATCCTTTTTTACAGAATATAAAATGTCATTATGTATGACATAATCTTCGTAATAATTATAATCATCCATTAACATTTCTTGATATGATTCATAATCTTCTAAATCTACATCTGCAATTATTCTTTTACATCTTTCCTCTAAAGTTTCATTAATTAAGAAATCAACTGGTATTAATTTTCCTTTGTAATATACTACCTCACTCATTTTAATTCTCTCCTTTCTTTAGTAAATCTGGATTGTCAAACTTATTACCAACAACTTGAATATCCATCAATTCATCTAATTTAACATGCCTAGTACGCAAACCTGCTGGAACATGTTTCTTTAATGATTTTGCATAAAAAGCACAATCTATAAATTCAACAAGATAATAGTCACCCTCCCATCCAATTTCCTCAATAATATCTCCTTCATATACTTCGTTTTTATTATTACTTTGATCTTTTAATCCTGAAAATTGCTGTTTTTCTGCTCTTAAAGCTTGAATATCCCAATCTCCATGATACGTAGCTACTCTTTCCATAATTTCGTTTAAGGTAAAATACCAGAATTTATTTTCAAAATAAGTCCTAAATTTTATTTCTGTCACATTAATTTCTCCTCTATTTATATTTAGATTAAAACTAGACTTTGATGGGTTTACATAAAATAATCAAACTGTTTCAATACTGCAATTTTATATTCCTGAAGCCACTCTGCTTTAATTTCAGTATTGTACAACAAATCAAGCATATCTTTATCATTCCATGATTCAATTAATTGGATAGTTAAATCTATAACTTCATCATCTTTATAATTTAATCCATACTGAACAATATCAAATGATATATCTTTCACCCATGACCTATCGACAGCACATCCAAGCATATAAAAGAAATGACTCACAACATGATTATTTTTATTTTCTTCTTTAATATAAGTCCAAGTTTCTCTTACCATTTCTGAAATTTCTTCTGGATTTTTCTTGGTTGGAATATTGTATAACATATTAATAGCCTCGCTATTAAAACCAGATTCAAAACTTCGATATAAACCATGTCTGACTAGGTTTGGCATATTCATATTTTTACTCTCCTTTTATTTTATCTTCTTGTATCCCATTGCATGTTAATTCATGTTCGCAAAACACTATATAAACTTTAAATTGCTTTCCACATTCTCCGCAAGTAAATATTTCCTCTGTCTCTTCCATCTTTTCACTCCCTTAAAACATACATTTTCTAGGGTAATTATCTTAAAACACAGTATACCAATAATTAAAACATTTCCTATATCCAGCTCCTATTAACGAAAAATCATTGCTATTCCTTACTGCTCTCTTAGAACACCATTTTGCATAACTTTTTCTACCATTATAATAACATCGAATATATCTGTTTTCTTTCTCGTTATAATATACTATCCACCATGAGGTTTTAGATAATTTAATTAACTTTTTCTTATCAATTACTTTTCTATAATGCCTGTTTAGTCTTTTCTTTTTATATTTATTTTTTGATTGAGATTTCAACCAGTTAACCCGTTCAATATCTTCTTCCCAATCTTCAATCATATCTTCTAAAACTTGAGCATCCATTTTCCAATATACATGCTCTGTGCCATAAGATAAATCGTTTTTAATTAATCCATTACCAAAATCAAAAGGAAGTCCTTCGAGACTTTGATATGCTCTAATTTCTTCTAATACAATAATTGCGTCTTCTTTTGATTTTATTTCTTTTTCATTATAAATGTAACTCAATTATTTACTCACCTCCTTTAACATCAATCTCATGACTCAATAACAAAACTAATTCATCAAAATATTTATTATCTAAAATATCCAATGCTTTTTTCAAAGGAACATCAACATCTTCAACTAAACTTTCAATAAATTCTTTACGGTTTTGATAACCTTTGGATTTATAAATTTTGTTTATGTCTGTCATTTAATATTTCCTCCTTTTTTTAATGCTTCTAATTGCTCCTCAGTATTAACAATAATCATCATTTGCTAAGGCGAAAAACTTAACATAAAAACTCCAATTTTTAGATGATTTATCTCTTGGATAATATCCTGCCTCTAACATAGCACCTTTGAATTGTTCATTGGAAATATAAAATCCATGCCGATCATTTTCAAAAACGTGTTTATACCCATATGATGTATGATTGGTGTTTATAGTTTTGCGATGTGTGAATCTTCCTTTGATCCATGATTGTAATTCTTCTTTTTGAGTGATAGATAATTTATTGTATTCTTTTGTTTCTGGATTAGTCATTTTATTTATCATCTCCTTATTATAGGGAATTCCCAAATTTTGGTTTTCCCGAAATTATGTAACGCTTTTAATTATTTCATAATAATGTCTTTTTCCACATGATATTTTAATTTCTTTAGGCGTAAACCATTCCAATAAACATTTATGAAATGATTCTCTACAATTATCACCTTCTTCAACAAGAAACTTTTTATCATTATTATATGTAGCATCAAATATAATTTTGTAACTATTAGTTATATTTGAATCCTTTGTTACTCTTTTTATTAGTCCAAGTCTTTCAAATTTGTTTACTATATTTGTAAAAGTTTTTCTTTCTTTTATACCAGTAGTTTCGGCCATATGTTTGTATGACATATAAAATACACCGTTTTTATCAGAATATCTTTTACTATAAATAAACATTGTAAATAATAAAATCTTTTTATTTTTACTTGAACGCTTTAAAATTTCAAGTATTTCTGAATATGTAATATAAACAGATGGAGTTTTATTATGTACTCCATTTTTAGCAATACTCATATTGAGTTTATGCTCATCAGACATATAATCTCTATTTCCACCATGATCGATATTGTATCCTTTTAACCTATCACAGCTATTGTATTTTTCTATCCAGTATTGTTCTCTATCATTAAGATCATCTGTGTCACACTTCTCTAAGATATTAAAAGTAAAATTGTCTTCTCCATACTTGTTCCATGATCTTTGTAAATATCTGTTGAAATGTTTATTGGTTTTTAATGTACTTTTATGTCCTAACAATCTTGTGTATAAATTAATACTTTGTCCTATATAAACCTTACCATTCGCAATATTTTCTATTTTGTAAATTCCTGTGTTAACTATAATCAACTCGCACCTTTCTATAGTTTTTTAAAAATTATATTAACTAAACAATTCCTCGTCTTCCTCAGTCCAATCATCAAAATCTACTTCTGGTTTCCAACCCATATCCTCTATAAAATCAGCATCGCTCATTTCAGTTTCTTTTATGGTTTCTTCCTCATTATTCTTCTTCTTTCCACTGAAATGCAATCCTTTTGGTTTAGGTTTTTGTTCCTCGAAATATATTACATCTACATTATTTATTTTATCTCTTTTGTTTTTATTAACACAGTTTACATAATAATCATGTTCTTCCTTGTCATAATTCATCATTACCCATTTATAATACTCAAAGTCAACTCCAAATTCTTCTCCAGTATCAAGTAATCCTAATGATTTTTCTAGTTCATAATATTTTTCTGCTTTCTTTTCACTATTAAAATCACTATAAATATCAGAAAGTAATGTATTAGGATTAGAGCCTAATAAAGCTTGAATACCATGTTGCTCCTCATTTGCATTAATCGAATATAATATCTCATTCTTTCTGGCAATATCTTTCTCGGTAGCGTTTCCATGCAATTCTTTCTTAATAATAGAACCCAATTCACCATTCAATATTTTATTGTTATTTTTGTAATTCTTATTCCCAGTAAATACTTTATTAGAATTTCTCTCCATCTTTTTATAGAATTTGATTCCTTCGTTTAAATTATGTTGTGCTGTTTCTTCGTCTGTAAACAGAGTATAAAAATTAACACTTTCTCTTACTATTTTGTTAGGATCAGTTTTATAATACCAAGTGCCTGCCGACTTATATCTAATCATATCTAAATCAACTAGAATATTATTATATTTATCAATTGTATCATCTGTGATTCCTAAATCTTCATTTATTAATTTAAATGTCGGATATGCTACTTCAGCCTTACCACCTGAAACAACTAACTGATCATTCTTTGGACGCTTATACATCCTACATTTAAGATAGCAATAATACATTAATAACTTTAAATTATCAGTCTTTTCTATCTGTTGATTATGTATTTTATCTTTTTCATTATCATGTAACTCAGTATATTTATTAGTAAAATCAATTGAAAGTTTGCAAATTATTAATTCCTTGGGAGATACACTATCAAAATCACCTTCATATTCAATAACTTTTATCTTATGTAATATTGACAATATATTTTTAAATTTTGAATTTGATTCTCCTTTCTTAGCACTGCATGTAAATCCACATTCTACAATCATATTTTCTAAAGTGAATTTTATTATTTCTCTCATATTACGATTCATATATAGATAATCAAATATTAATAATGTTTTATTGTTAAATTTAGTATGTTTTAAAATACTATCTTCTCCCTCTTTAGTAGAATAGAAAAACATATTTGGAATCTTTGACCATAAAATTTGTTTGTTTGTCATTTTGTTTGCTTGTTCTCAACTTTCTATAATTTATTGTAAATATATGTATATTATAAGGTAAAAGTTTATACCCACTAATTTTAGGGGGTACGATGTAAGGTATTACCTTATTTTACACCCCTAAAAAATAGGGGGCTCATTAAGGTGTAATAAGAGAGACTAAGTCTTAAATAAGAGAGAATAATATACTCCTGTTTGCAAAAATGCAAAACAGAAAAATTTTCTTGATTTTATTTTCTCTTATTTGTTTCTCATGTAATCTTCTACTATTTTTGCTAATTCTTCACTATATGTAAAATAGAATACTTTCATATGAGGATATTTTTTATTTGGCGCAGTATCTTTTAATTTAAAACCTTTAGTCATTAATATACCTGCAAGTTTCAGAGACATAATACAATAGTTTTTTGGTATTTCATTTTGTGTTTGTTCCAGTATCATTTTTCAAATCAATCCTTCCTTAGTTTTATAAATTATTTCTTACCTATGTAAACCCATACACAATCAAAAATTTACTCATATGCCCTCCATATAACCTTATACAAAATTTCTTTATCAAATGGTTTTTTATACATAATTTGTACATCAGATTCACATTGTGGACATATTTCAACATATACTCTTACATTTGCTCCACCAATATACTCTTGAGAATCACCTATATAATGCATTTCAGTTTTGCAATTTAAACAATCCAATATTATTCACCTCATCTCTATCACACCTAAGTATAACACACATGCCAAAATAATGCAAATAAATTATTTATATATTCGCTACAATTTTCATTCCCCATACACCCATTCTTCCCTAACAATTTCTCTTTTCTCTACTTCATAAGCAAATCTATCTTGTGAACCAAATTCAAATCCATAATCTTCATATCCATATCTACCAAGACATAAAACTATCCTGAAAAATCTTTCATCCGATGGTCTTTTATAAATATATTCAAGATATTTACCATTCTCATCCATACCATATTCATTATCTTGATCTATTAATTTCCATTTCTCATTGTCTATGGTTAACCCTCTACCCTCTTCAATCGCTTCCATTTGAGACATAGTTAATTCAATTTTCATTATGTAATCTCTCCTTTAATATTATTTTTTATATTCAAACATTCCACAAATACAGGGAAATCCAGTCTCAATATTATAGTTATCAGGGTTATTTTTTTCTGGATTATTACATTCAATATCTAAGATTGCACATAATCTTAATTCATCTAATCTATACTCACAACTCATTAATTTCACCTCCTTTATTCCTCAATTTTATTTCTTAAGTCCCTTAATAATCTTCATTTTCCCTTTCGACAATGGCATCAAATTTCTATCAGGCCATGTTAAGACAAGTGAATCTAATTCTTTTGCTCTAGATTCTTCATCATCTATTATCTCATTTAAGAAATCATCTTGTTCGTCAAAGTCTATGTAAGGAGGTGTAATCCAGTATGGATTCATTTTTGTTGTTTTGGACATATTGTTCAGTCTCCTTTAAATTATTTAATTCTATAAGCCAATTTCCTGCTTGCAATCCCAAACCGATTAATAACTTCACAATCCAAATGATTTTCATCATAAGTTAAATCATAAATTTTTGCATCAGTAGGAATTGTAGTACCATGTAATGTCCCAAGAAAAGCATTTCTTATAACTACTTTGCAATCTTTTATTTCTTGAACATATTGCTCCCAAGATTCAACTTCAATTACTCTGGATTGATGGTCTTTGATTGTGTTTTCTTCATCTATTGATAGATTTGTCTCAATTACTTTGATCATATGTAAAACCTCCCTCATCATTATTTGTTTTTGGCAAACAATTTGTTTCAACCCATAATCTATAAATGTCTTGACTCATACCTAAGAATTTATAAATTTGCTCTTTGCTGTCTCCATTATGCCATTGATCAATATAATCATCTATATCATCAAGAATAACTCTTTCTCTAAGATATAATTGATAAAACTTTTCTGGTTGACTCATGTATTTCTCTCATCCCTTCTCCATAACAAAATAGAATTTTTACTTAGATATTTTATTTATGTATTAGCCTTCCTATAAGGTTTAACACCCTGTCTAATATAAACTCTACCATCAGGGATTGTAATATCCTTTATTAGACCACAACGCGAACAAATATATGTTTTTCCACATATTCTACCATTTAATCCATCCGCAAAGTCATTATCATAAACCCATTTACAACCTTTAAATAAGCATTTAATATCTTCAAACATATTTTCACCTCCTCATAATTCCTTATTTAATAATTATACTACATTATCAAATACATGTCAATAAAAAATAATTAATTTACTTAAATTAGTTTTTATAAACATCATCTATAGATTTATCGTGATCAGTTACCTTAAAAGAATCTAATATATACATATTCAAACTTTGATTAGCCTCATGTTTCTTCTTATTTATTTTATTTGCCAGTTTTGTAGAAATAATACACGATAGAAAACCAATTGTAGTCATTGTTAATATAATTGCTAACAACTCTAGATTTTTCATATTGTTTATGTCTCCTTTTTGGTTTTTATAATTTTAATTCTCGGAAATTAAAATGACAATTCCATCGGATAATTCATCTGTCATAACCACGAATACTTTTAGTTCTTCTTATCATTGATTCATATTGAGCTTTAGCAATTTTTCTGGATAATAGTGTTGCAAATTTATCATTGATTATTTTAATAAACTCCTTTAACTTTAATACTTCTGCATTTGTAACATATATTTTCATATAATTCCTCCAATAAATCAATGCTTTTCTGGGACTCTTCACATTCTTCATTCCAACACGTTTTACAACCAGTAGGACATAAAGAAGTGTCCCCTCTCATTCCAAAATCCATAGGACATCCAAAAGTAATCAGTTCATCAGCATTATACTTACCTAACTCTAATATTTTTTCTAGTTTTGTCATACAAATTCTCCTCTCCGTCAATTCAATTAAAGAATTTAATGGATATTGTTATCTAATGGTTTCAATTGAAACTACTTCTGAATCATCTGTGTTGTTAATCATTGTCAAATTATTTTCAAGGTCATGACTATTATTAATTGTTTGAAACATTTTATCTCCAATGCGGTAAACTAATATAAATAATTTCATGACTTACTCTCCTTCCAAAATCGAAGAACAAGAAGTAGTTACATAACCTTTACTAGTATATTCATAATAACCTATTTCTTCATTATCTAATGAAAATTTAGCCCCACAACCATTATAATTTTCTTCTGGTAATTTAATACAATCTATAATTTTATTAAATGCGATTGTCTGACTACTACATATATCATTTGGATCATATTCTTCATTTTTAATAGGAGTTTTCAAATAACATTCAGTATAATACATTTGCTCACCACAATATGGACAAAAAGCACCTTCATATTTCTCATTATTTTCATCTGTGCATTCTTTAAATATTGGTTGTTTGCCATTGTTTAAGTAATTGTAAACTGAGAACATTTTATCACTTCCTTTCTTATTCCCAAGTAGCATGAAAGAACGAATTTAATCTGTATTCAAATATTCTTTAATTAACACCCATAGAGCATCACGCAATTCCATACCATAGATTTTACCTCTCACTCGTTCATCTAGTAGTCTCATTGTACAATCTATACAACTACAACCTAATAATATTTCTAACATTTTACCAATATTAGTCTTTTCCAATATTGAAATATACATTGTCAAATATTCTTTCTGAAATGCTTTATTGATTTGCTCATCTGTATTATCATAATGATATTTATCTCCTACTAACTTACATAGGTTTCTAAATTGGTCTGGATTTAATTCTTTTAATTGGTTTGAATCTATACATTGTTTCATATTATTTATCATCCTCTCTATAAGGTTTATTTACTTTCCAAACTAAACCACAATCACAATGTAATTTATCACTATCATATTTTCCTCCAACAATGCCCCTAATTACATTCCCACAAGAACATATTAGTTTAAAAGCGATTTCTTTATTTTCCACATATATTTTAATCTCCTCTCTATCTCTTGCCTTATCTTCATCAGTCATTGGCATTATATCTCCATGTGTATATTTACCATCTGTACGATCCATTTCTCCAAATGGAAGAATGTTGCAAAGTTTATCTGATGAGTCTGAATAGTGAGTGTTTGTTTCTTTAAGGATTGAGCATTTTTTAAACTGTTTCATTGCACATCCCTCCATTAATGGTTTTGGCCATTTAGGACTTGGTATTGTATGAATTATACTCATTTATTTTCTTCCTTTCTTATTTTACATTGTGCTTTTACCATTGCTCTCATTAAATTATCTTGAAAGCACAGATAATCTTTAGGCCACGGGTCACAAGTACCATATTTAGTTAGATTTAATTTTTCTCCATCATGATAAAAAGTAATATCATCTAATGCAATATCTTTATTTACTACAGCAAATCTAAAAGCATGTACTACATTTTCAGTAGATATATTTATCATATTTTTCATTTCATGTTTTTTGTTAAACTTTATTAATTCAGAAACAAATTTATTTACTTCCCAATCTGAAATAGGATTTCCTTCTTGTGTATAATTAACACGAATCATTATCTTTAACCTTCTTTCTTATTATCCGATAAGTGTGGAATTTTAATTGACTAAAATACAATCTTCTACTTCAACGGTATAACTAAATATCCCACTATGTTTAACTATATAATATAAACCATATTTATTTGTCCCAGAATTTAAAACTACATATTCTTTACCAATACAATTTTCGTGTTTTTCAGAATACCATAATGAATCTGAACTTGCTTTGATTATTTTTATTCTCATAATTTAATTCATCTGATTCCTTTCTTTAATTATTCTCCACTATCATCCCAATGACCATTATTCCAATCTTTTGATATTGGATCTTCTTCATAATAATGATAATCATTGTTTAGAATATCACATAGTTTACCTTTAGAATAGCAATTATCATATCTTAAACAAGAAATACATGTATTTGACATCATAATATTACTTTGCTCTTTTCTTTAATGCATTAAACCTAAATACTGATGCAATAATTCTACAGCATTGGTTAGCGTCCTTACTTTACCTACATCATCCATTGCAACACTATTAGAATAATCTTTTCTAATTTCCAATAAATAGATAATAGTTTCTTGGATTAATAATTCTGTTTCAGACATTTTGTTTATGCTCCTTTACATGCTTAATTCCATCTCAGATAATAGGCGATTGGTATTTGTTAGTGTTGTAATGATTAGTGTCTTAGAAGTACCTTCTGGACTGTCTGATAGCATTTTGGTGAGATGATTGATGTAGACTTGTAGAGCATCATAGATGATAGTTTTCTCTTGCTTTGTTGTTTCCATAATTGTAGTTATTTTCATTTGATTTGTTCCTCCTCAGTTTTATCTTTTCTTAACCATTCTTCATAACCATTCTTCATATTCTTCACCACTTATACAATTCAGAGGAAGATTACAAAACCCTTCTTCTTGTATCTCCTTTAACATTTCTTTAAAACTTAGTAATGGCATAGTAAATTTCTCCTTTCGTAAATCCAAACAAACTGACTTTTTAAGTGTTTATTCTTCAATAATATAACATATAGCCGACCCATTTTTATCATGCTTAACGTCATTAGGACAATTAACATGATTTATAATATAATTTTTGTAATCATTTTTATTTATTGCCTTAATTGTAAGATGATCATTTTGCTCTTTATATGGACATTCATATCCTTTATAAGTATATTTTATATATTTGCATAGATACATTTTATCACCCCCTATTTCCCATTTAAATCGCAGTTTGTTTGGATTTAATTTTTCGATTGCTTATTTGCTAATTCGGGCATAAAGTAATTCATACATACTTGATAAGGTATTCTACCTGAAACCAAATTAATTAATATAGCTTGCAGTTCATGACCTTTAAGATTTAAAACAATATCTGAATCTTTACTTTGACATTCATTATATTCCTTGATAAGTCTAGAAATAAGTTTATCATCAGAGAAATCAAATTCAAATTTAGCACTTAACATTTAATTTTCCTCCTTTATGCTAGTCCAGACTTCACACGCAGACATTAAAATAGATTCCATTTCTTCATATGTTAAATTAAGTTCTTTTAGTTTATCTTTTCTTTCTTGATAAGATAAATACCGATCACTATTGATTTCAGTGATCAAGTTGATAAGTTCATCTAGTTCACGCATAATTAATCATCCTTTCTTCCTTCTATTTACCTTTTATTCTTCCATTTCTTTTCATAATTTTTCTTAGTCATCTTTTTATCAGCAAAATCTAAGATATTCTCTGCTGACATATCCTCGAAATTCAGTATATCAAATATCATATAAGGTTGACCATACTTAAATCCAACTGCTACAGAATGTCTTCTACCAGATATAATATACCAATCAAGTTGAGGATATATTTTCATTCCTAATTCGATGCAAAAATAGCAAATCCAATGACAACAATGCCTACATTGATACCAACCTACTGAATGTTTCAATGGTTTTCGATGATAACACCAATAATCAGAGGATGTTTTATGATATGGAGGACTACCTGGAATCCATGAGTACCAATCTTTCATGTATTCATTTATTGATTCTAATTTTTCATTAGTGATTTTATTTTCATATCGCCATAATTCCATCATTAAATTCATACCATAATCTAAAGCATATTGAACATCTTTATGAAATAAATATGGTTTTACTTTTTTAGACCAATGTTTACGGAAATTAAATACTTTAGGTTGGATAAGTTTTATATTTTGAGTTTGTGGTTTTAGTTGTGCTTGCATATATGAATCCTTTCTTAATTATTTTACCGCGAATGCTAAGTTTTAACTAATTATTTGTATACCTATACTCTACTCCTGCTCCATTGTCATCTGTATAAGATTTAATTTGGGATTCAAACCATTTAATAAATTCCATTTCGGTCATTGTTTTTATCTCTTCAATATTACGAAGAAAAATCTTAAACAAATCTCCATCACTCAAAAGATAATTATACATCTGATCTACTTCTGCTGTAATTTTATATTTTGTCAAATAGACACTCAATTCATTTACATAGCTACTGCCATAATCACATGTTTCGCATCCTGGCGAACTCCAATTATCTTGTTTAATATCTACAATCCCACCATCTACAAATTGTAATAATAATTTTTCCTCTTTCATTATTCAATCCCTCCAATATTATTTAATTTAACAAAATCAATCATTTCTTGAGCGTCCATATCCCATTCAAGATTTTCTGAAGCTATTTTAACAGCATCTTCTTGACTCATAATTCCATCCAAATATCCTTTTCCAAATTCAATCAACTTAATTTTCAATTCGTCACATTTTGCACATCCGTCTTTTAAATCATAATAATCATGATACTCGTTGTAGTTTTCTTCATCTTCGTAATGACTTTCTCCCCAAAATTCTGCTTCAAAAGCATCACATCCTGAACATGATCCAAAACTACCATGTACCCATCCTGTTTCTCCTTGGTAATTAACTTTTGCCCACCAATCTCCTTGATAACTTCCGAAATTTTTAAATACTAATACCTCTGCTCCTGCCAATCCTAAACATTCTTTGTAACTCATCTTATGTACCTTCCCTTCAATTCTTATTTAACTAACTGAGGATAATCATGAATTCCCCACCATTGTTTATATTCCTTAACGGCATCATCAAATGTTTCATCTTCAATTTCCACAATACTATCAAAGAATTTATCACTAGCCGTACATCCACCATAACCTTCGCCAATAAATATCCTTCAGAAGCATTAAATTTACTCCACATTATATCATGTTGTAAAGAAGTTATTTCTTTGTCTACTAAATTGTATTCATCATTTACTGCCCCAATTCTTTTGATGATATTATTATGCATAACAACTAATTCATTTATAACAATGTTTACCTCATAATTTTCTAACATATTATCTTGCTTTTGTTTATAAATTACATATTCTTCAACAGTCATATCATCTTTCTCACGATTACATGGATAGCAAGATATTGTTAGATTTTCTGGAATAGTTTTTCCTCCTTTGCACACTGGAATTTTATGATCAATTGTTACAGTTTCAGTAGAAGGAATAGATTTATTACAATAGGCACATATATGAGGATTGGATTTTTTTGAAGTTTTTAATTATGGTAAGTTCTGAATTGGTATAGATTCTTTCGCACATTATGTATTGAACCACCTTTCATATATTTATTTTTTAGATTTTTTATAAATTTAAATCTAAGTAGACATTGTCTAATTCATTCTGAGTGATTCCAATATAACGCAAGGTTTCCTTTGGACTGGAGTGATTTAAAGCAGATTGTATTCTAGTAATATCTACACCAGATTCATAAGCATGGAATGCCCATGATTTCCTCATGCTGTGATTAGATATAGTTTCCTTAATACCTACTGCATGTGCTGCTTCACTTAGTATACGGTGGGTATGCTGTCTCGTAATCACAGTACCTCCTTTTCTAGAAGGAAATAAGGTTGTTTTAGGTTGTGTTGTAGAAATATATTCATTTAATGACTCTATTACCTTTTTGCTAAATGGAAAGTCCTTTCCTTTTCCAGTCTTAATTTCACGTACTTTTATCCGATCTCTAATCTTTCCTGACTCATCGCAAACATCTGATACCTCTAAATCAAGTAAATCAGAAATCCGCAAGGCTGAATTAATTCCTAACACAAACAATGCCCAGTCTCTTAGAGATTTTGATTTAAGATATACCTTCATTGCTTCAATATCTTTTTTGTTTCTTATCGGTTCCACTGTACCCATACCATTACTAGTTTTTAATTCAGCACCACATGAGGCACATTCAATAGAATTTTTAATAGCAGGAGTACCACATTCTTTACATGTTTTTGTAAAAGTTTCAGATTTCTTTACTCTAGCCATTTACAATCACCATCCTATCATCATATCTTAACTGTAAGCCCAGAATTAGACCTGTAAGCTTCTTTACCATCATCATTGACACTAACATACATCGCGATAGATAAGATGATTAGAAGAGCAATGAAGAGTTTTCTTTTCATTATTATCACTCCTTAAATTTATTTATGATTTAATATATTACAATTTAAAGAGATAATGCATGATTTAAATATTTTATTTTTATAATATGTATTAATATTCACATCCATAAGCAAATTCTAATAATCCTGCTTGTTTGAGTATCTTCTTTGCCAATGGCCTACAAATCTCAATGGATTTACCATGATCTGGCAAAGTAATGTGATTAATTGAATCATCATTTTGGAAAGTTATATGGGAACTTTTTCTATGAGATGGTTTCCAACCGTGTTGTGTTAATATCTGTGACATTTCTTTGAGTGTGTATCCGCGCATCCTCATTTATATGAATCACTTCCTTTCTATGAGTTTAAATTATTTTTAGTTTGAATAATTTAACCGTTCATGTGTGCTCCGTGATTAAATGCTAAAATTAATGCTGTTAGAACTAAATATATTCCAACATAAATCATATTTATCACATCCTTATAATTTTGAAGATTAAATGGTAATTCTATTTTATCTGCTTCCAAGAAAACAAACCTAATTTTCTCATATCTTTAATGTTATATCCAGCACAATCGAAAGCATCTGCAATAGAATATCCTTTAATTATTTCAGTTCTTCCGTCTTTCCACGTTAACTCAAAAACTCTTACTGGTTTATACCAATCTTTTAAACTTTCACTATACATTTTATAATATTTCCTCCTTTGCATAAATTTTTAATCTTTTCTCTAATTCTTCTAAAGTTAATTTACCAATTGGAGTAGAAACAATTTTAATCTTACCAGAAAAGATTTTAAGATTTACTGCTCGTGTATCAAATTTATAATTTCCGATGTGATACATACCCCATCTGTCTAAAACAGCACCGTATTTGACTAATAAGGAATTAATATCTGCAATGTGTTTTTCTCTTGCGGTTGACATTTTATGTACCTCCTAATATTTTATTTATAGATTTATATTATCATGAATCTAACGAAATAGCAAGAGGTATCTCCGATTATTCTATAATAACTTCAACATCTTCTAATCTTAATCCAATAGGAGAAAATTGAAGACAACCACCTACTTCATAACATTGATCATCTTCAATATCTTTCCAGTAATGATATATGCATGATTTACAATTGCGGATTACTTTAATTTTCATAAATTTTTCTTCCTACAAATTCATAACTTGTAAAATTATTTTATATATTTCGACTGTTTCCTCACAATTAAACTTTACATAATCACTATCAGAATTTTCTACTTCATTAATGTAGTCATTTAAAAATTCTTTAATTGCTATGATTTTTTCTGACCTATCCATCGAGTCTGTTAAATAAAAATTTTTCATCATTAAAAACACTCCTCCTAAATTTTAAACTCAATATTTCAAATAAAATGCAATTTTTATAGGGTGTAGTGAACCCTGAAAGTGGCTCATAGCTTGATTTTTTGAAATGAGATTACGGAAAATTGTTATCCAATTGGAATATAATCTTGCAACTTCTTATTCCACCTATATTTTTGTATTTTATAATTTGGATCATTTCTGTTCTTCCACAACATTTGATTACAAGTAGAACATACATATGAGCCACTATAATTTCCTTCTAAAATGGGGAACAAAGTATGTTCAGGACTATCACAAATAGGGCAGTTCATAGTTGCTTCTGGTAATGACATTTTATTTCCTCCTCACTTATTTTCATATAGTTGACTATAAAACCATTTCATTTCAGGAATACTTTTTAAAGAATCTAATGCTTCTTGAATTTTAACCTCATCTGTTGCACAAGGATTCTTTAACCAGTTAATCGCATTACAAATTAGTGAATATGTTCTTTCTTCCATTTTACTTCTCCTCCCTTGATCTATTGAAATTGTTAATTTATGTTCTCTCGGGACACCATTTAGGACTTGTTTTCAATTCACTAGATGATATATTTCTATCCAAATAATTAAAATATTTTACTTTAGTATGACTACACCAATGTCTATCCGTAGTTCCAATTGAATAAGGATATATTTTATGAAATTCACATTCTTTACATTTTGGAACATTCACTTATAATCACTTCCTTGTACAATAAAATAAGTATTTCTTGGGATTTTGCAATTAATCATTTAATTTTACTAAAAATTCTTCAAATTCTTTAAAAATAGGATGCCACTTATAATCATTAATTTTATTATCTTCGTTTAAAACAAAACTTAATGCAGTTACTTGGTCTTTATAGTGACACATCAAGTTGAAAAGTTTTCCTACTAAATCTTGTTCTCTTTGGTTTAACTCAGTAAATTTTCTGCCATTTTCAATTTCTCTCAATCTTATATTGATTTTATCAACTGAGTCCTTCAGTTTGTTTCTGGTTTCCACAATATCTACAACGCTTCTCATTTTGATTTACCTCCTAATATACTTTTGATTTCTTCAGGAATATCATTTTTATCTTTCCAATATGCCTGACCAATACGACATACTCCAATCAAAGAATTATAATCCCTACACATACTTGATCTTCTTTCATAAGCAGAACAACTATGTAATCCTTGCTCATCTACAATTAACCATTTACAAATAGAACCTTGTTCTTCAATATTTTCATTGATATAATCATCTAAATTATCTTCATTTAAAGTTTCTAGAAAATCAGGAGATAAGTTACTGATTTTGTGTTTTGGCACAAAGCATAGATAACCTTTACAACAATGACCACATCTTAAACATTTAGACATTTTTATTACTTCCTTTCTTCTGGATCTCCGCAATATCTGCAAGAATCTTCGTTATAACTTCCATCTTCTTGTTCATAATCGCATTCTAAAGTTGGGGAAGTAGGGCAATACCAACTAAGATGTTTCCCACATATTTTACAATCAGCAGATCCCCAATCATTAATAGTTAAATCACTATGATTACATAAGTTTTTATATAGTTTTACATTGTCATGTAATAAACTTAATTCATTCTTTTTCTGTATTATTTCTTCGTTAATATTGCCTATAAGTTGCTTTAATTCATCATTTGTATATTTTTCATAATAAATACCTTCTTTCATTTTCATCGTTTAAAATGAGTCTTTCTTGGGATTAGTTTTTAATATAAACATCCCTTATAAAACTATAAACATTTCTTGCTCTTGTATCACTTTTTTCATCAAGGATATCATATAGAAAATCTTCTGCATAATTATTAAACATAAAACTAAATGCTCTTGATAATATTTCTTTTGCGTATTCTTCAATATCATCTTTATAACTTTCTCTCAAATAGGTTCCTGTATCACTTCTAGAACCACCACCAAGGCGTTTGAAATCATAAGCATAAGTATATGGGAATCTACTTGATTCAATATGGGTTTTAACCCTTTCTCCCAATCCAGATTTAAATCCATTTAATAATTCTTTAATTTTATCGTCTCTTTTAATTTCCAATTCTAAATCCATCATAAATCCCTTCTTTCTTTTCTTTTTTAATTAAAGCATTTTAATTTTCTGTTAGGATGGAATATTACTTCCTATCTTTACAATTACGAATATTAGTTACAGTTCCATTCCTAAGAGAACACCATCTATTGTTAATTCCCTTGTATTGTGAAGAGAATTTACAACCTTTACAAGCAATGTTTATGCTCAAATTATCACATCCTTATTTATTTGGGAATTTCTGATTCTTTCTTGATTGAATTTCTTCTTCACACCAATCTGGGCAAGGATATTCATTAGCATAACCATAATCAGGACATCCAGAACAGGTCTTTGCTCCACATGGAGATTTAATCGAAGTTGCATCTTTGATTTGTTCGTTTTCAGTAATTGATTTTTCTATAGTTTCTATTATAACTACTTGATCTAATCTTTTACAAGTAGAATTACTAGAATTCCAAGCCATACATTCATCTTCATCACATTCTGCAAAAGAATTAGTATGTTGCACACTTCCTTGATTCATATCTCTGCCACCAGACCACTTATATGCTTCAACCACAACAATTGGTTTGAACGGACATTTCTTTTCCATTAGAATATCACTCCTTTTAAATTTACTTTGAAATCTATTACTCATCGGAGAATTTAAAACTCTACCCAACATCGACAACCATCACAAATATCGTAAAACTCAGATAATCTTGAATTGACCAATTCCTCTATATCATCAAATCCCCATTCCTTAGTAATTTCATCTGGATTATTTCTAATAGTATCTGCTTCTCCTGCAATTAAATTTATTAAGTATTCAATCTTATCTTCATAATATTCCTTATCTTTGTCAGTTAATTGTTTTAATAACGATCTGCAACATATTTCAATTTGATCAATGGTTTCTGCTTCTTTCGAAATTACGGTTAGTTCTCGCAATTTTAATCCTTCTTCTCCAAGGTTATAATTCCATTTTGCCATTGTCAATCAATCCTTTCTTCTTACCACCTTACCGGATACCTATTCAACACATCCTGAGAATATAAATAAGAATTATCATTATAGGAAACAACATCTTCCCACCATCTTATACCATATGCTAATCTTTTTATTGAAAAATGAGACATATCATCATCGTGGATATAGAACAAGATATCATTACGCCCACCTTCTTCATTGCGTTTAACACTACCATTTGTCTTAACTTCTTCACAGAATTTTACTCTTGCATTGAAATTATCTATGAAGAATTGTTCAAATTCTTGAATTGAATTATCTCCTAAGATTGTTCCTTGGAGTACACATAGTTGATTGAATTTGTTTTCTGCTTCCATTTGATTTATCATCCTTTCATTTTCAAATATAGCATGAAATCGGGTTTTCATTGGAAGTTATTTATCAAGCACAAATCTTCATTCTCTCGCCTTTAGAAATATACAAATTACAGTTTGGTCTCTCTTTTGATTTCTGCCTTTTGTTTTGAACAACGAAATTTTTACCTTCATTAAATCTAGGAAAGTGAAGTAAGAAAACAGATAATCTCATATCTTTCTTAATATCATAAAATTCATTTGTGATATCGTATGTAGTACCATCTACCTCATAAACAAACACCTTTTCAATAATAGTATTATATCTTGAGTGTCTATTGATCATGAGTTTATTTGTTAATTTGTCTCTCTATATTTTTTGCATAAATTACCACTCCTTAAAAATTATAGAACAACTTTATAAGACCAATCTGTTGCCTTTCGTTCTGCATCATTCTTATACTCAACACAAGAAGATTTAGAAGATTTGTATTTGCCCTTTAAGGTTTCCTTCAATACCTTAACAACTCCTTCATTCCAAATTAAATAGAATTCATTGTTGGTCCGTACATATCCTCTTTTCACCCATTTCTTAAAAGTACCATTGTTATTCCAAGATACTTTATTTACAATTCCGAATTCAGTAATAGTATTGATATCTACTTCTATGTAGTAAAATCCTTTCTCATTATTATATAGCCTGATTTCTACTTTTGAATCATTTAACATATGTATCTCTCCTTAAATATTTATTTATTAATTATATTATATCTCAACCTTAACAATATTACAATGGTTTAATAAAATCTTTTCCAAATAATTTTTCCATTTGTTGAGGCCACCAGGGGCCAGACCATTCTGTTTCAGTAGCAATTTCTAATGCCTGATCTCTTGTAAATTCCAATTGCTTTACTAATCCAAATTCCTTATAATAAACTTCTTTGTCGTAAAATCTTTGATATACTCCATCAAACAAAACATTGTCAATTTCTACCCAAGCATGATCAATTCTGACACATCCTTTAAATAGATAATATCCATGAACCAATATCATATTTTCAAAATCATTTTCCCAAATATAATCTATACACTGACCATAGCACTCTTTTGGATAAACGTCATTAGTTGTGTGAGTTTTATAAGATTGAGGGACACTAACTTCTAGATGTTTATAATTATGCCTGTCTTTCTTAGTTCTTTTACACATATCTTTATTGTTTGAAGTTTTACGTTCAGTCATTATTATCACCCTTTCTTGATTGTTTATCTTGCATTATATCAGATTGTAGATTAAGATTCAAATATTAAAAAGCAGGAAATTAATCCTGCTTCTCAATGCATTTATGCCACTTCAGCCAGCTCTAACATCTCATCAGTAAATTCAAATATTTGCTCTTGATCAATGCTTAACCCGTAACTTCCTTGATTTGCATTGAACCTAGGAAATAATATCTCCGTGATAACCTCACCTTTTCCTAAAAATTCTTCCATCTCAGGGACAAATATTGCTCCTCCATAAATTTTATTAGGGATTAGGTTTGATTTGATTATTACGTTTGTTCCAATTTTCATTTGTTTAAGCACTCCTTTATTAATTAATTGTTGGCGAAGCCAAACCAAACCCACACAATTTTATTTCCAATAGACAAATTTTTTCACTAAGAATTTTAATTTGATCGTGTAAAACTTTTACATATCCTGGAGATTCATTTTCGTATGGCAATTGATTATTAGTTTCATCACTATGAACATGGTAAGTATCATTATTTACATTTATATTTTGATACTTAAAGTATTTCGTAACCATTTGTGATTTAACTCTTTGAGACAATTTGTCATTAAATGATTCAGTTAGTATAATATACCCAGATTTTGTAAACAATAGTTCTTCATTCTCAATAAAATAATCAATATCCTTTGCAAATTTATGTATATTGCCGTTAATTAAATTATCTATACTAAATGGTAATTTTTCATGTAAATCTGCAATATCATTTTTATTTACGACAGAATTTCCTTTGTGTGTCTTTATTAAGATTCCTCCCCTTCCGTTGATTATAATATATTCTGATTGGTTTGAAGGTTGTTTTAATTGTTTGTGATCATTTTTCTTTATATTACTTGAATTTGCAATTTTACCTAATGAATTCTTTTCAAACTGTGATAGTTCAATTTCTTTGATATCCTTAACAAATAAAACCTTCAATGCTCGTATCGCATTATTTTGAACCCTTACATCAATCAGTTTAGTTTTAATTTTACCTTCTTTTACAAGTGAATGAATAGTAGATGAAATATCTTTCCTTTTTAGTATTTTACAAGCATCTTTCGCCAAAATAATTTTATTTTGTATAACCAATAATTCTAATGCACTTTTGTAATCAATAGCCAATATATTACCTTCCTTCTTTGTATCTAATTCTGGCCTATAGGGCACTTGGTATAATCGACGAAGACAATGTAAGCAATGAGGTAAAACACGATTACTTACATGGTTCCTACGGAAAAAGATATGCTTTAAGTCTTCATGCTCAAACCCACAATAACGACATTTTTCTAACATTGATTATTCACCCTCTCTGTATAAATAACTTAGATAATTTATTTTGCTGCTTGATTCAATTGAACATCACAAATTTCTTTAAGTGTATTTATACGACCAATTACATTGATTTTATTTGCTGTGCTAGATATACAAAAACTTTTATATTTGTCTCCTGTTCTCATATCTTCATTAAAATATTTTTGAATTAAATGAAATGTTTGTTTTTTATCTTCTTCAAGAATTTTAGAAAGAATGTAAACTAAAATAGGTATGTTCATTTTAGATACTTGCCTATGATATTGAGGAAATATTTTTACAATATCATCAAAAAGTTTTTCAGTAAGTTCTAATGTTTCTTTAGATATCTCATTTTCAAGTAATGCCTTTTTGATATCTTTATTTCTGAATGATTTATATTCAATTCCCGAAACAAGAATAATTGATTGCATAATTGTCATTTCTTTATCTGATTTCTTAATGCTAGAAGGAGTGAAATATGATATCTCTCTAAAAAGTTTATGCTCTAAAATAATTCTTCGTACAAATTCTTGTATATTTGAATTAGCTTCTATAAATGTTTTATGTTCCTGCGATACTGGTTTCTCGTTGTTTAAACGTAAAAATAATTCTTTCACAACTTTTTTCTCATCTTCATTACCTTCTAGTTCAATTATCTTAAAATCCAACATATAGTCCTTAATTTCTTCCCTTATATCTTCTGGTAATTCCATAAACTTTTTCCCAGAAATATCATAGATTTCTCCATTTGGTTCTAATTGAATTGGGTTTAATTTAGTTAATGCCCATTTGTTTTCAATATAAGATGCAATACTACTCAGTCGTTGTTTTCCGTCGATTATGTCAAACATACGATTATAATTGTTATCTTTATCCATATAATTTAAAGCAAATATATCAGGAACACACATCGTTATAAGAGAATCGATAAGAAGAGATTGGTCTTCTATCTTCCATTGACCTGCCGGACGTTGTAGAGGATTTTCAAAAGAAATTTTACCACTTTTAATCATTTTACATATTTGGTTTACACTCATTGACTTTTTAATTGGTTTTCTTTGCATTTTAATACACGCTCCTCTAAATTTTAAATATGGTATATAAAGATATTTCTTGATCTTTTTACGCTATATTGGTGGTGTTAATGATATCAAGAATATGTTTAGCATCTTCTTTGTCTGTATCAAGTTCTTCTTGGTCTAACACATCACCTTCTTGATTTAAGAACTCGTGAGACGTTTCTAATATATCATGGTCATAAGATTCGGTTTGTAGGGATGATTCCATTTGTTCATCAATTTCTACAGTTGGATAAAACTTGCTTAATTCTTCGTCAATGGCACTTAGTCTTAATTCAACACATTTTAGTTCATTAACTTTGTCTTGTAACCCTTGTTTATATTTTACTGATGGAGATTGAAAGAATTTATACGCCCATTCTGAAAATTTTTCAAATTCAATACCATTTTTAATAGCTCTATGGGCTGAATACATTAACATGGTTGTGTGGGTTTTATTTAACCATGTATAACGATAGGTTGAATAATTTTTAACTCTTTTATTTCCTTGTGCTTCATCCTCCTTCTTTTTATCACTTATCCACTTATTGGTGACTCGATTAAGATAAATTGATATATTTGTAACATCCTCTTGAATTTCTTCAGGCAATCCTGAATCCCTAAAACTGTAAATTACTTTATCGATATTATCTTTCGATAACTCGATTGCTTTGTTATTATGTATAATCGTGATGATTTGAGATAAAATTTCATCCCCTGCATTACCTTTAGTTGATAATGGAGTCATGGCATGTAAAAGCCAATCACTATCCAAAGTTGATCTAAAGAATTTCCTTGTATTCATACCCATAGCTGCCTTTCTGATTTCAGAAGCTTTAAGCCCTTTAGCACCTGAATTCATTTGAACATATGCTTTTTCAGCATCTTCCTCAGTACAATTATTCATGGTTGTAATACGAAGTTGATAATCTCTAATGATATCTTGCCATAATTCAGGAAGTTCTGAGAAGGTTTTCCCAGTTAATACTTCACTTGTTTTAAAAATTTCATCCTCAATTTTAAATTCTGGAAACATAGTTTTAGACATATCAAGTTTAAAATGATTGTTAATGAACAAATAAATACTAGTCATACGTTGTTGCCCATCTAGTGTCTTACGATACTGACTTTTATTGTCTGATCTATAGACTGTTATTTCAGGAACAGGATTTTTTAATAAGATGGATTGAATTAAATTTGATGCTCTCCAAGCTTCCCAAATATAACCCCTTTGAGATTCCATATACTCACGAATATTTTTTACTTGTTTCTTTTCTAAAAGAATGTTTTGGAGATGTTTTCCTACAGTAAAATATTGTTTATCGATTTGCTCAATTAGAATTCCAATTTCTCTTTTTTCGACATCATAATTTAAACTTGACATTTTCATCATTCCTTAATGTTTTTATTTCTTAACTTAGTATAAACTAAAAATAAAATAATTGCAATAGGTTTGGACAATAATTTTGGAAATATTTATGTACAACTCCTGATATAAATTTGACTTCGTGTTATACAATTACTACCAAATAAAAATAACATTTTATGGTAAATGGTAGATTGTAAAAGCCTAGTGTAGCAATGGTTTGAGGTTTTTATAATCGACAATTTTCTTCTTTAATTTAAAATTATTTACTTACCTTTTCTAATTGTGAATAATAATTTTCACACCAGTATGTTAACTCACTTATAAGACTATATACTTCAGGAACAAATTCACGATGTTTTGGAATATACCTCCAAGGAGCATTTACTTTAAAACTGCCATCATTTAATCTTCTGACTAAATGTTCAATATGACTGCCAAAATATGAACTATTAGTATCAAAAATTACCGAATACATGTTGTCGCTTGTGCAATCGAATGAAATATCCTTAATATCCTTTAAACAAAATAAATCAACTTTAATTTTCATAATTAATTACCTCCAATAATTAAACTAATTTATTTACCAAAACAAACTTGATTTGCTTATCCGTCAAAGTATCAATATCCAAATCTATAATTCTTTCATCACTTCCAATTTTAAACCAACCTAAGACTTCCAATAATCTTTCTGCACACCAAGGATGAGTATTGGTTAAGGGATCGATGATATTAAAACTAATCTCATTCCAATCTGCTATTTCTTCAGCCTTTTTATAATGAGAAAGCAAATTGAAAGTGCTGTAAAATTTACCTTCTGGAGATAACCATCCGTTCATTAATTCACTCTCCTTTAGATTTAATTTAGCAACCAATACTATGATATAAACCCACCTTCACCATAATTCATGATGTTATAAGTGTCTGCTGTTATAGCGAATATGGGCTTAAATCACTAGCACAGATTAATTTTAAAATATTCTGCTCTCCATTTTCCATTTAATTCATAGGTATTTTGCACTTTCCATTCCTTAGAATCTCTTAAGGCATAAATTTCTCTTTCCATTTCTTCTTTTGTATCATACTCATAAGCCTTTATTTCCGCTATTTGTTTAGATGCCATAATAAATCATTCCTTTCTTAAATCACTAACACAGAATTAATTACTTAACTCCGCATACCCTTTAGAAATATATTCTTGAGCAAGTTCTACGTTTGACATACCAATTATATCCCCTATTTTATGGTTTAATCCATACATTTCTCGTAGCATCTTAACATAAATAGGATATCGCTTCATAAATAAATCATTCCTTTCTAATCCGTTAAAGTTTACTTTTGATGGGATCATGGTAATTTCAAATAATCCAAAGTAGATACCAAACCGCTATATGAACAATCTATAGTATTATGATTTAGAATCAATTTTGCTAAATATCTGTGACAACCATCAATAATTTGCACATTTCCACAACAATTATCGTCAATTGTTATAGGATCAATTAAATTAGGATTATTAACGAAACGTTTAATGCGTCCTAAATGCCACTCCCTAGTTTGTTCTGAAAAATCTTCAAACATACTTTTAACTTCTTCAACTTTATCAATTTCATTTCTTGCCTCGTCTAAAGTAATAATTGTTTCTATCCAATACATTGCTTCTCCAATAATTCCTTTTAATGTGTTAAGATTTATGGAATCTACGGAATTTGGTTCATCTAGCACAATAATAATCCTCCCTGTTATTTGATACCACCTAGCAGGATTGTTGTAAACCCTGCTAACGCTCTGAGCTTAAGGTGTTTTATACTGACTCAGACCAGTGTTACCATAATCTATAGGTTCCATTATTAATTGCTTCTATATACTCTTTTTTTACCTTTACATCAAATTCATGATAATAACCAAACACAAGCAACGCTTTATAAGCACCGTTGACTGAGTATTCATTAATTTCCCGATCTCTTGAGGTGTCTTTTGAATCTAATCCATTTGCTTTTCTTAATAATTCCATAATGTTTTCCTCAAATTTAGTAATAGTTGTTTCGGTCATTTTAAAAACTCCTTTCAATTTATCATAAATATTGTTTCGGAATGTGTACTATTAGTTAATTCCAAAACTAAAATCATGCTTTGCTTTGTCTTTAATAAAATCAATTCCAACTTCGTATAATATGCCTTCTGCTTCAATGTTTTCTTCTGTCTCATTTGCAATCTTTATGATAATTCCAACAACTTTTCCATCAATAGTTATAGGAGTATTTAAAACTTTTTCGGCATTTCCATCATATTTTGACAATGTTAAGTTAACCTTCATAACTTTACGCCACACTTTCTTTGTTTTAACCTTCTGAATACATTATATCAAAAAATAATATTTCTGTATATAGGTTACAGAAATATTATTTATAATTTTTATCATAATGTATTTAAAGTCTAAAGCCCAATATTCCTAAGATTATCAAACATTTTAAATTCTTTTCTAACAGTTTTTAAGTAATTGCTCATCAAATAAAGCACATCGGGTTCATATCTTGCAACTCCCTTATAAGAGGAAATTTGATCTACTAATCGCAATCTTGCAATTCTAACATCTAATTCATTAATTTTATGATTTAATTCCTCGATAAATATTTCTGGATGTTTAATTAAATTAAATACTTCATTTTCCATATTTGCACATCCTTTTCTTTATAGTATTTATTAATAATATCAAAGTATTGTTTATCCTATTCCATTTACTTTCAATTTTTTCCTCGTCTTCTTTGTCTCCACACCACCTTTTAAATTCAATATAATATTCTAATTCATCCATTCTTTTTCTATGTAGTTTAAAATTATCTTCTAATGGACAATAATATTTTAACTTACCAATTAGTTCATAATCATTGTCTATATTTCTCACCTCCCTCAAAATCTACAAATTCTAATAATCAATCAACTTCAATTAAAGGACATTTATCTAATTTACCTTCAAATCCTTCATTAATTTCACTATAATCGTCATGAAGTAATAGACAATCACCATAACTATCACTTTCAAAGTAAGTATAAAAAGGACATAGTGAACATTTATCTGGCATAGGCCAATCAACTAATAACATAGTTTTATCACCTCCTCTCAACAATTTAATAATTACAATAGGAAACTATTATTCTTGCCAAACTTCTTTTCTGTCAATTTTTTATAGACTATAGGTATCTGCATATGGGGCAATATCAATTCTTATAACTCCATTTGTTGCTACCACATGTTCAAATAATTCTCCATCTTTGGTGTATCCTGTTAATCTTTCTGGATAAAATCCACTAACTCTTTTACAAAACCAATTTACAGCAGTCACACAACCCATATGTCTATTTTTAGATTGCCATTCGTTCAATACGTTGTCTATGGACATTATTTTATACTCCCCTCTACTAAATAAATAAACTAATTTGGGATCACGATATCATTTTAACCACTTCCCATATTATTTTACCTACCTTCTTTAATAATTATAATTATGTTTAGGTTTTTCTTTAAGTTTCTCCTGTATTTCTTTTGCTTTTCTTACAATTTTCCAAGTATCAGTTGATATAAATTTTTCTGAGCCTGTCTGCCATTTTATAAAATCTATCATTTCTTTATCTTGTTCTATGAGTGCAATTATTTGGGCATGAACCAGTATATAACTAAAATCATCATCTAAGATATTGTATTTTTCTTTCATGCCTTGTAAGATGCTTTTGGAATATTCGGGTTGTTTTACTTTAGAATTGCTCATTTTTGTCATCCTTCCTTAATTTATTAACACATATTACATTTATGTACAATTTGATAATTAACACAATTCCAACAACTAATTCCACCACAAGTATTTAAACACTTCGCACATGCACAACTCACGCATTCATTTTGTATACTCTCTCCGTCAGATTTTAATGCACTCAATGCTTTATAGATAAGTACCTTTGCTTCAATCCAATCTGGTTCAGGAAAGTCCCCAGTGGACTTTTCTAATTGAAATATATAATCCATATGTTCTAATGCTTCAATAACAATTTTATTCGTTTCATTGCTCATTTATTATTTCCTCCTCTTATATGTTATAGTTTTTATAATATCCATTCAAATATATAGTTAAATTCTCACATGCAGTTGTAATTACTTCATCTTCATTTATATCCTCTAAGTCTTTAAAATATGGAGACATCGCGTAAAGAAGTTTAATAATAACTGTATTATACTTTTGCATATATATTAAATTTAAACCTTCTTGATTGTCCATTATTTCCCCCTTTTTTTAATGATATTACCTATATTTTCTATTCTCTCTTGTGCTTTTTCTCTAGTTTCCCATAGTTCCAATAAAAAACCATCTGCTCCACAATTAAGACAAATATGAAGATAAATTTATTTAGTCTTCATATTCATAATCTTCTCCATCAAATCTTTCGGTTCTAAAATCATGACCACATTCTGCACATATCCAAAAGTTATAGTATGGTTTTCTAAAATCAAATATTAGTCTATCACTCCCACATTCAACACAATATTCATCAGTCTGTTCCGTATCCATTTTAACTCAACTCCTTAATTTGAATATTAAAGTAGCATAATATTTTTATATACTATACGACTCGATAGACATATACAATTTAGTAATTTGTTTTTACATATCCTTCTGCGAGATGTTTTAAGAAGTGATTAACATCTCCATTTTGAAAGTCTATTTTTCGTAGAACGTCTGAGATCCCATTTTGTTCTTTAGTAGATACATTCTTGATAATGTCAATTATTGTTTCATTGTTGATAAGGTGAATACTTCCGTTGTGCTCAATCTCCCATTCTTTGTAATGGATTTCTTTCTCTTCAAAAAAGTTCTTTATGTATTTGGTCATGTTAACAACCTCTTTCTTTTATATTTAATCCTTTAATGAATTATATCATACAAAATATTAATCTGTCAACAAAAATATTATTTTTATATTTATACATATAAATAGAGAAAGAAAGGACTTTTAACCTTTCTTTCCAAAAAGTCAATATTACTCATCTTCTAATCTATTTGCCATGTCCGTTAATCTTTCAGCAAATTCTAATACTTCTTGTTTAGTTGGTGTTTGCCAGTGTCCTCCTACTGTCCACTTAACAAAATTTTCTTCAAAATTGAACTCGAATGATAGCATATTGTTTCCCTTGCCATATAAGACTACATCCTCAACACTTTCTATATCATCAATGTCATCGCCAATTTGAACTTTTAACCAATCAATCTTTTCAATCTCGCTAGTCATTCTTAATCATCCTTTCATTCCCATCTGTTTCTGGGTATATGACATAAAAAACTTTCTACTGGTACAGTTATAAATGCTATTACAAAAGTTAATATTCCCTTGCTTATTTTAGTTAAAAATTTTTTAATCTTTGGTTTCATAATTAATTCCTCTCTCTTTTGTTTATAGTATAATCTTGATTTTTAAAGATCGGTAATCTTTTGATAATAATCAATACTATATTGCGCTTCTAAGTCCCTAACGTATTTTTGATACTTTTTAATCGCTTCTGACATAAGAAATGGTTTAATAACAATCTTTAAGACTTCCTTTAATTTACAATTTAAAATATATTCAATAATTTTGTCATCTGGCATTTGATATAATTTATCAAGTGTAGATTCAATCATTTTTAAAGAATAATTACTAGTAAATGATCTCTCGTTCCGTACATTCTTTAAAAGTGGTTCATCCTCTGTTATTTCATAGAACAACCCACACATTTTAAGTTCTTGATTGTACTTATTTTTAAACCATTCTGAGAAGTCTGTTAATGGTACATTATACTTCTTTTCAAATTTCTTTTTGTATTCGGCTTTCACAACGATGAAACCAATTTCGCTGGTGTATACGTTTTTATCATTGAGTATTTCACTAGGAATCTCTTGTACTAATTCATAGTTAATGTATAATCTTTTCATGATAACACTCCCCTTCATTTAGATCATCCTCGGTCTTCTGCCTTTTTAATGATTTTTAACATGTAATTTCTAAGGAATAATATCCATCCAAACGTTAAAGATCCAAACACTATTCCACTAATTAATCCTGAAATCCCACCAAAATATGCAAATAATATTGTAAATGAGATCCAACAGATAATATATACTACAATCATCCTATTGATAAATTTCATAATACTTTCTTTCTCCTTCCTCTCTTTAAAATTGATCTTAAATAATGGTTTTAACATCCAATAATATGGCATAAATAATAGATTTATACGGATATATCCAAACTCATTTTAATAATTTCAAGTAATTCTTTCCGATCATACATGCTTAAAATATTATCAATTTCTTTTTCAATTTCTTTAATTTTAGTATTAATAGTTTCATTTTTACGATCATAAATGTGCTTGACTTTTAATTCACTCAATTGAATTTTTAAATCAAAATATTCTTGCAAAAACATTTCTTTAGTAAACATAATAATTCCTCCAATTAATTTTAATTTAATTTGATAAATTATCTATACCACTTCAAAATGCTAAAATAAAATCCAAATCCATAAATATATTGATCACTATTTACAATTGCTTGCTTGAATTTATATGTCATCATTCATCCTCCAATTCTTCTATTTCTCTCATATGCTCCATATAAACATACTCAATGTCAATGAAGGTATTTGAATCATACAAACTAAACTCATAATTTTTCAAATGAACCTTAGTAAGATT